AGAAAGATAACTTCTGCTGCTAGAAGACCATCAAAACAAGCATGAACTTTACCATAACGATGCCGATACTCATTACAAAGAGCATAACCGTGCCGAATTAACCAGGCAAGGTTTTCATAATTCTTTGCTGCCCAAGCAGTACAAGGATGATTTCGGAATGCTCCTTTTTCAGTGCTATATGGGGTTCTATCTTTTTTGGGAATAGTACCCCAGTTATGATACCACTTGGAGTAGATAACAGAAAGCATTTGGCAAGTTTCCAGAGGCATTTTTACAATATGCTTGTCTGGGAGTGACACAGCAGAAAGTACAGGACACTCATCAGTCACAAAAATATTCATAATATAAAATAAAAATTAATCAGGGTTCAAGAGCAATATAATACTTGATATTGTACCTTTCATTCGTGAATTGTGACAAAAGTTTAGATGAAATCACAACATCATAATTTGTAGGAATGATTTTAAGATTTTCTACTTTAAAGTTATAAACAAATTCTTGATCTGTTTCACCAACAATAATTGAATATTCATTGGATGTATCATTCTTCTTATCACGAACCACTAAACGAATAACACCAGCATCACCAATTACAGAAAGATCATTAAGTTGATAAACTGCTGCTGCTTTTTTGAGTTTATCCAACTGCGAATGTTCCAATTGAAAACAAACATCTTTAGAAGGAAGAGAAATTTCTTTTTCTGGTGGTGAAACAATCACTTCTGGATCAGCAAAGAAATACTTAACCCGACGTTTTCCTTCACGAATTACAACGTGAGTATCATTTGAAAAATCAAGTTCTGGTTCCTGGTGAAGAGAAAGACCATTTAGAAATTGATTAAGATCATAAATTGCAAAATCTTTTTCAAATGTTTCTTCAACTTTTGCTTCTGCAAGAATATTTTTCATCACAGAAATTGTACGTAATTTATTACCACCCTTTACAAGAATTGATTGATTAATTGAAGCAAAGTTTTTTAAAATAGAAATAGTATTTTCAGAAAGTTTCATAGTTTGGGGTTTAATTTTCACTTATTTTCAACAAGATTGAGATGATTAATCAAAAGAATAGTATAGTGCAAAACTTTGAACAAGTCAGCACGAGGAGTTCCTTTAGTATCATAACGATCAGTATACTTGGTAATGTTGCCAGCACAAAATCCTTCACGACGATTATGTTTAATCTTATCAAGGGTTTGTTCTGTTCCACCACCAGTTCTATCAACATAATGCTGACTATAAGTACCAGCAATATATTCTTCAAGTTGTTTCAGGATTTTATCTTCATTATATTTCCAAAATCCATTTTTATTAGTATCTTCGTTCATTTTAATGCTATAAGAATTTAGTGAAAAAACATCAGGAGAGGCATAAGGATTTCCTGTCAAACTGTAACCATCATCAACCCAGCAATCATTAATTCTAATATGATCTTCTCCCATTCCACCAGGAATAAAAGAAGATCCAATGTTATGCGTTTCTGAATGGATCTGAGCACCAAGTTCGGTGCCCAAAATATGATAATCTACACTATCTTTTTTTTCAGGAATTTCAGACATAAAATTTCACAATAAAGAACAAAAAGGCACATTTACCTTTACCAATCATACCAAAAAACCAGAAATCAGTCAATCATTTTGCTAAATCCTTTGACCTTATCAAACTTAATAACTTTATCAAATTTATCAATCAATTCATCTGTCTTATGTGAAATCACAAATACATTAGCATCTTTTATCACATACTTGATAATTTTAGTAAAATAATCCGTTCCCATATTGTCCAAAGAACTATCAAATACTTCATCTAAAATTAGAAGATTTGTATTGATTGAATTTTTCATTCTTGCAATTTCTCTCCAAGTAAAAAGAATTGCAAGATTAATTCTCATTTTTTCACCTTCACTAAAACTTTCATAAGTAAAATCTTCGTGAATTGGTGATTTGATAATTTCTTTAAATTCTTCATCAAGTGTAAAGTTAATATAAAAATCCATCATCTGAAGATACTTATTGATCTGTTGATTCATTAATGGAAGATACTTTTCGATGATCTTTGTCTTCACTCCACCATCTTTCATTAGAAGTTGAGCAAAATCAAAATAAGCAATAGTTTCTTTATATTTTGACTTCTTTTTAAAGTTATCAATTTGTTCTTTTTTTAATTCTTCTAATTTTTTGTGTTCTTTGTTTTTATTTTTAAGTTGTTCCGTAATAGTTTGAATTTCTTTTTCTAAATCTTTTATCTGCCTTCTGGTAGCATTAATTTTAATATTATTCTGAGAAATGTTATTTGTAAGTTTTGAAATTTCTTTTGTAAGAATATTAAATTGACGTTCTCTCTCCTCTTCTTCTTTAATTGCTTCTTCTAATTCTTCATATCCAGTTTGCATCTCTTTTGCTTTATCTTGTGAATCTTTAAGTTTGTTTATTCTAAATTCTTCATCAATAGATTGAGTACAAGTAGGACATATCATATTTTCATTAAAGAATTTATGCTCTTCAGTAATTGTAGATATTTTCTGACTAATTTTACCTTTTAAATTTCCAAGTTTGCGAAGTTTTTCTGCAGATCCTGTTATTTCATCTTGTTCTTGAATATAGTTACGAAGTGGATCTTCAAGAGAAGAGTTGTGTTCCATAAGATCATTGATTTCAGAATCTAAATCAGAAATTTTACGATTATTAGTATCAATCTTATCATTTCCACGATTCTCTAATTCTTCAATAAACTCTTGTTGCATTGAAATCTTTTCTTCAATTGATTTCTCAAATAAAGTAAATTCTTTAATTTTTTCATTAGAACTTCTTATCTTTTCTTTAAGAATTGAATTCATTAAAGAAAATATTTTAATATCTAACAAATCTTCTACAACTTCACGACGGTGAGCAGTAGAAAGTTGCATAAAAGGAACAAAAGAAGCACTACCTAAAATTACAATCTGAGTAAATGATTTATAGTTAAGTTTTAGTATTGTATCTTCTAATTGTTTTTGTTGGTCCACTGTTGCTGCTGCTTGATTTTGCAAAACACCATTAATCCAAATTTCAAAAATATTTGGTTTAATACCTCTTACAATTTTATATTCTTTGTTCCCAATACTAAATTCAACTTCTACTAAACAATCTTTTTCATTAGTTGAATTAACTAATTGTGCTTTATTAATTTTGCGGAATGCTTTATTAAACAAACCAAAGCACAAAGCATCAAGCATTGTGCTTTTACCTGAACCATTATGTCCAATAATTAAATTTGTTGTTGCTTCCGTAAATTTAATTTCTGTTGGGGTGTTTCCTGATGATAAAAAATTACGAAATCTTATTTGTTTGAACAAAATCATCTTTTCTTGGCGGAATTACAAATTCATCTGGGGTAATTATAACATAATTATATCCATACATTTCACAAGTTTTGATTGCCAACTCATCATCCACTTCAACAGTAGTCATCTCTGGATAATCTTCTGCTTCTAATAATCCAGCATAACGTTCTGCATCATCTTCATCTTCAAAAAGATACAAAGTTTTTTCACCATCATCATCAATTACCGAATAGGCACCTTCCTCTTCTTTTCCTTTTATTGCAAGTAAATGCATTATTCTACTTCCAAAGCTTCTTTATATACATCTCTGAGTAGTTTTTTAATTATGGTTTTATCCAAATCAAATTCCGACTCTTCCACATATTTATCTAAAATTGATAATGTGTCTTCGGCAGAAATTTCTTCACAATCAACATTTCCGTCATTAATATCAACAATCTCTACCACCTTTAAATCTAATGGATTTGTTTTCAAGATTTTATCAACAAATTTATCAAATTTTAATTGATTTGTTTTTTGACGAACTACAACTTTTACAATCTTTTCTTCTAAGTATGAAGTATCAAATTTTTTATAATCCGTATCTTCATAATATATTCTTTCAAATATATTGTATGGATTTTTAAAATATTCTAATTCATATGTATCTGTATCAAAGATATGAAATCCTCTTGTATCATCTACATCATTCCAGAACATTTGGTAAGTATTTCCAAGATAAAATATCTTTCCATTATCTGATTTAGTATGGTAGTGACCTGTAAATACTCTATCAAATTTATCAAATTTTTCTGGTTCCATTCCTTCGGTTTGAAGATGTCCAGGATAAGCAGCAAAACCAGATAGTTCAAGATGCCCAAAAACTACTTTTGCATTTGTTTTTTTAATTAAATTATAAGATTCTTCTTCATTATCAGAACAAATCCAAGGAAGCATTAGTGTATTCAAACCATCAATACAAAATTCTTTAGGATTAGATATTGGTATTACATTATCATATTGTTGCAATAATGCATTAATAGCATTTACTTCATTTGAATTTTTATAATATGCATCGTGATTCCCTACAATATTATAAACTTTAATACCAAGTTTTTCAAACCTATCATATACATTAGTTTTTGCCCATTCAAGTGCCCAATAATCAATTCCTTTACGATTATCAAAAGCATCACCCAAATGAACTACTGTCTTGATGTTTCTTTCTTCTAATTTAGGAAAAAACACATCATTATAAAATTTTGCAAAATAATCATGAAAAGACTTATTTGCTTTTTTAAAATTATAATGCGTATCCGTCAAAAGTCCGAGTTTCATTGGCTCATTTTAATTTGAATATTATCTTTAATCGTATTATAGTCTGAATTAAATCCAATTTCATCAGAAGTAAAAACTTCTTCAAATCCACTACGTTCAATAATTTTTTCTTTTATTTCCATTTGCCTTTTTTCTCTTTGAATTCTACGAAGAAAAGCATAATATACAATCTGCGTAAAGTAAGCAAATGGATTTGAACGTTCTACATCAAAATTATGAATATACTGAACACAATTTTCAATACCATCGGAAATCATATCTTCACGAAACATATAGTTTACAAAGTTTGGACGATATGATAAATGAGTTGCAATCTTAAAAAAACATTCACCAATATATTCAGGAATTCTTGGTTTTGGTAAATTATTTTCTTTTGCAGCATCAACTTTTCTTCTATAGACAATTAAAGCATCATGAAAATCTTTGTTATTTACGTAATGTGGATTCTTATTTGATTTATTCATTTTTAAACTTAGATTTGTTCTTATTATATCACAACAATCAAATAGTTGACAACTTTCCTAAACATGGTTAGAATCACTCTGTTAGGGTTGAAGGATGGGGTTTAGCTATTAGATTTATAGAGTTTTTCTAAGGATATTCTAGCATCAGCAACTGAAGAAATATATCCCATATTTGGACTTATTTCAGATTTACCAGATTTTTTATCTTTATCTTTAATATATTTTTGATATATTTTTAAAAATACTTTATCGTGTACTTCTGTCATAGTAATAACTTTATCCATATCAACTATAAACATTTCATCATTTGTAAGTTTCATCCAAGCATCTACTTTAAGAACTTTCATTCCAGTATGACGAATTGTAATAGTTTCCATTACAACTGGATTATCAAGAATTAAAATAATTTTATCTTTTTCTGTGCAAGGACAAACTTTTGAAAATATTTCTTCTCCAGATACTAATTTAATAGATGCAAAAAATTCTTCTTCCATTATTCTTTTTCCTTAAAATTAATTTGAATAATTTCATAATTAAAATGTTCTTCGTTATAAATTTTAATTCTTTCAATTAAATGATTTAATGTATAATTTTTTCTTGATTTATAAGTAGTATCATCAGCAATATCATAAAGAACTGCTTGTGTTTTATTTTCTCCTTTTCGAAGAACTCTACCGATACTTTGTAAATTTCTTATTCTTGATTTGGAAGGAGAAGCAAAAATAACATTATGAAGATTTTTAATGTTAATTCCAGTGGAGAATGTACCATATGATGCAACAATAATCGCATTATTTTCTTTTTCGGTAATTTCTCTTACTTTTTCTCTTTGTTCAGTATCCACTCCACCATGAACAAAAAATATTTTTCTTTCATTTGATGCTGAATTATTTATCAATTCATAAAGTGGTTGACCATGACTTTCAACACGATTAAAAAGAACTAAACTATTTCCTTTTAAATCTAAAACAAGATTTTTGATAAATTTATTTCTTTTTTCATGAGTAATTAAATATTGAATTTCATCTTCATATTCATCAAATTTATGTTCATCGTGTTTTAATAAAAGAACTTTAATGTTTAATTTTGATAAATGCCCTTTTTCAATTAGTTCTTTTGTTTGAGTAACTTTATAAGATGGTCCAAACAATCCTTCAAGCACCCACTTGTGGGTTTGTGACCCGTCTAAGGTGCCTGTAAATCCATATCTATACTTTGTGTTATCTAACTTAGTCATAATGCTTACAAGAGATTTTGACTTGAACTGGTGTGCTTCATCACCAATGACTACATCAAAGTCTTCAAAGAATTTTCTGTTTAAATTATAAATGGATTGCCAAGTTGTAATGATTACGTTTTTATCAGTGAATTTTTCTTTTCCTGAATAAATTTTGTGACAATAATCTTCTGCATTCCAACTATAATCTTCAAAATCTTTATACATTTGTTCAACAAGAGATGTAGTAGGAACTACAAGAAGTATTTTTTTATCTTTCTCTACAAAATATCTAACAATTGAATAAATCATTAAAGATTTGCCAGAAGCAGTTGGAGATATTAATAATTTACGATTATACTTTAAAGCATCATAAACTGCATTTATTTGATAATCTCTTGGTTGGTGTCTTGATATACTTTTCATGTAATCAGAAACACCTTCATGAGAAATCATTTCATTTTCTTCAAATGGAAGACCATAAAATTTATTATCTTTAAATTCAACTGAATATTCACCTTTCTTTGCCCAGGATACTAATTTATCCAAAAGACCAACATAGATTTCACCATTGTGATTGGAATATAAACGTATTTTCCCATCCCAATGTTTGTTTCTAAATTGAGGCATAAATTTTGCCCCAGGAACTTCAAAAGTAAAATAATCAAACAATTCTTGATGAATATGTGGTTCTGCTTCTACTTTCAAATATATTTCATTTTTCTTTTGTATAATAATATCAGTCATATCCTGCTGTAAATTTGAGAAACTCGATTGAGTTTTTGATTTGATAAGTTCGATTTTGTATTGTTTTTAGAATACTATCCAAATAATTCAACATTGTTTGATAATAATCTATTTTGGTTGCAGATTTAATTAAGTCACCATCTGCATCCATATACTTATCTATATCTGCTTTTAAAACCTTATAATCAAATGGATCTTTTTTATAAATTTCTGGTTCTGCTTTACCAGAAAAATACATCCATTTGTCTTTTTTTAATATTTTAAAATTATTTTCTTCTATTTTTTTTAAAAGACTTATATTGTTATAAATTTTATAATATTTGGAATGTAAAGAAGGAATTTTAATAGATTCTTGATGTAAATTATCTGGATCTATTTTTGAATCCTCTTCCCATAATGTTTGAATTTCGTCAATGTTCATCATATTAATGAAATGATATCGTAAATAGTATACTTAAATGATACAGTAGAAACAACATAATCTACATCTGAAACTTTTGCATCAAAAGAAATTTCAGACAAAGAAACAGGAAATAAACCTTTAAAATTTACTTGAACTATTGGTTTAAAATTACTATTATAAACCAATAAAGTTCCATCCGATTCACCAGAAAATGCAGTTTGTTTTCCTGGATTTTGTTGATCTTGATTTAATAAATTTTGATATTCTGCTAAATTGTCTGGATAACCAAGTCCTCTTAACCAATTATGAACGGTTAAATAATTTTCCATATTTTCATCTACAAAAAATTTCAAATCAAAATCTTCATAAGTTAGTTTATCACCAGGGACAGAAATATCTTTTAGATAAGATGGTTGAACTGCAACTCCAAGATTAATTCCGGGAATTCCTGTCGAATTTGAAAAGAAATCAATTTTTGGATATTTTGCTAAATTAAATTTAAAAACATTGGATGTTAAGTAATTTCGATTACTTAATTGTCCTGACCAAGGAGTCTGAGTCATTTTTATTTCTATTTATTTCCATAAAAAAAGGACCCCATAAAGGGGTCCCAGAAAAAGTGAGAAAGACTCACATTAAGTTGTCAACACGTACTCTTCTGTAATAACGGTTTGAGTTTACGTGAAGTCTACCGAGACCTTGGTTGGTAACATCTCCTTCAGCAAATGGGTTAGCAACAATGCCATAACGAGTTTTGAACCCAATTTTTGGTTGGAAGCTGTTCTCACCAACGGCACGAACCATTTGGAGAGGAACATAAGGACAGTAGAAGAGACCAGCATCATAAGGTGAAGAACCTTTATAACCAACAACGTAGTACTGGTTAGCAGATACGTTTGCAGCATAAGGATCGATATAAACACGATACTTACCTTGAAGAACACCAGCAAAGGTATTGCCAGTATCATCAACGTTGAGGTTAGCATTGAGTGCTGGGGTGTAATCAAGAACACCTGCCATGGTGAGTGCCGAAGCAACGTCTGCCGAGCAGAGGATCATGTTACCCTTCCCTCTACGAGTTCTTTGTGCGATTGCGTTCGCATCACGCTCGATTTGGAAAAGAAGACCTTTGAATTTCTCAACTGACCAACGACCGTTGGAGTCAACATCAAGGTCAAAGATACCAGCAGTTGCGGTATTAGCAGCAGCACCTTGCTCAGCAACCTTATAGATGGTTCTGATAACTTCTCTGTTGATTTCTGCGAGGATTTCAGTTGAGAGAATGTTAGCAAGTTCTGCTTCTGCATTCAGACCATGAATTGCTTTGAGGTCTTGTGCGAGTTCTAACGAATACTCAGCTTTGAGTGCTCTTGATTTTGCAGTAACAGTGACTTTCTCGATTGAGAATGCCATTTGTTGGAATGCGTTTGCACCCGAACCATCAAGGTTTTCTGCATCCGCAGTGTTCAAACCTGAACCAACGTTATAAGACGTTGAAACTGCAGTACCAACTGGGTTAAGAAGACCTGGGTTTGTACCTGCCTGTGAAGGTGTAGTACCGAAACCAACGTTGGAATCTGATGCTTGTGCAGCATAACCAGGGGTAACAGTATTGTTGTAACCAGCATTTTCTCCAGAGAATGCAGTATCTGCTTCGTTGAAGAGTGCTTCAGTACCTGACTGGTTAGTGTAACGTGAACGCATTGCGAAGATAAGTCCAGTAGGACCGTTCATTGGTTGAACACCTGCGAGGTCATATGCGACCAAGTTAGGCATTGAACGTCTGATCAATGAGATCAGAACTGGATCGAAACCTGCAACTGGACCAGATTTTGTTGAATCTCCACCATAACCACCAGTACCAGCAACGTTGGTTGGTGCTTCGGAAAGGAATGAACTTTCTTCTCTTAAGAATTTTTCTTGGTTTTCTAGCAGGACTGCGGTTACCATTCTGCGATGCGAGTCTTTGATTGGATCAAGACCATCATAGTTAAGGAGTGGTGCCCACTTCTCCTGCAGATGTTCTGCATTGAACATTTGCATTTGTTTTACCTCTTTTAGGAAATTGTTAGTTTGATTTATGATTTAAAAATCACTTTTTAGAAACTCGGCTCAAAGTCTGAAGATAAGATTCCATCACACCAGAAACTGGTTGATTGTAGTTTGCTTCTTCAGATAAATTTTCCGAATAATCTTTTTGAGTACCAACAGTTCTTGGGAAGTATGCTTCCCTTAAAGTTGTTAGTTTCTCACGATAGTCTTCCTCACTTTCAAACTCAACACTTTCAGATAGGGAAGCGAGTTTATCTTTCTGAGAAAGTGCAAGACCCTCAGAAATATCACTTAAAATTACATCGGCAACCGACTCTGCCAGTCTTTTGTTTAGAGCAACATTTCTTTCGATTTGCTCATTGAGTTTGGACTCCATTTCATCAAGTTTATCTACCATACTCTCAAGTACATCATATTTTTCTTCAGGGATTGATACATAATGATCTTCAAAAAGACCCTTCATTCCTTGAAGGAATGATTCAGTCATTTCGGTCTTAAGACCTTGCTCTACAACAAGAGCATTTTCTTGTAACCATTCATCAGCAACATACTCAAGATATGAATCAACTCTCTCTACGAGTTGACCTTTCATTGCTTCAACTTCTTCAAGAAGTTGAGATTCATAATGTGCTTCGAGTGATTCGTAAATTTCAACAATCTTAGAATTGATTGCTGCTTCAAAGATTAATTTTGCTTTCTCTCTAAATTCTTCAGAGAGTTGCTCACCAGCAAGAAGAGCATCTACATCCTCTTCAATACTGAGTGCTTCTTCCATTTTCTTTTTCTTACCATATCCATTTCCACTTTCGTCTTCTTCTTCGTCATCCTCTTCATCATCATCTTCCTCATCATCTTCCTCATCATCATCTTCTTCTTCTTTAGATTTTTTAGCTTCTGTTACTTTCTTTTTCTTTGAAGTTTTTCCATTTTCTTCCTCTTCATCATCATCTTCCTCATCATCATCTGCTTCTTCTTCTTCTTTGGCTTCTTTCATTTTCTGCATTGCTTCAGCAGAAGATGCTTTAGCATTTACAACGTCACGAACCTGCTTAATAGTTGAACCAGGAACTTTAAGTTTTGCAGAATCATCATCGTTGCGATAATTTTCTGGTGTTGGACCTCCAAGGTCTTCCCAAGAACCAGTTTGTCCAGGAGCAATTCCAGTAGACAATTTTGGCATTGATTCTGCTGCCTTTGCATTTGCATTTACAGCAGTACGAGATTGAGTGGTGCCTGTTTCCATTTCTTGTAAATTTTTACCACGGGACATTTGAACTCTCCGATTTACCTTTATTAAATCTATATTTATTTATAATTTAAAGATTTGAAAGAAAGTTATTGAATAACTTTACTTTATGCTCATTTAGTTGTCTTTGTGAAACCAATGTATTAATTCTACGATTGGTTTTCTCGACTAATTGCTCTGTGAGTTCTCCATTTGCAAAAACCCACTCTTTACCTTCCATAATTCCCTGCACAAAAGCATCAGGAGCAGAAGGATCTGCTACAATATCAGCAGCAGTTGCTAACATAAAATCTTCTCCAACAACTTTATGTCCTTCATTCGTTTGAATCAAAGAACCTACACCACGAGAAGAAACACCAAGGGTTACACCTTCACTAATAAGTGATTGTGCAATTTTTCCCATTGGAGTAGAAAGAAGTTGTGCTCTTCCAGTAAAATTATTTCCCTCACGAACAAGGGAAGTAATCATATGAGAAACACGATCTAAATTTATTGATGGACCATCGGGATGACCGAGTTCACCAAGAGCACGACCCTTTTGAATGAAGCACTCATTATAACGATTTACTTCACGTTCCAAAATATGGACAGGATATTCTCTTCCATTACGATTTTTCATGTCTCCTTGAAGAAAAATTCCTTCAATAAACATTTTCTTGCTGGCACCAGTGCCTTCAACAATAAATTCTACCTTTTGGATTTCTTCTGTGATGAGTTTCATTTTAGGTTACCGATACTGTTTGGACTTCTGCAATACTTACACTTGTTGCAGTGGGTGAAAATGCAGAAACTTTTACACTTCTTGCAACAATTGCTGCGGTAAATGCAATTCCAGTAATGGAACTACTATCAGATGTAATTGTAATAGAAGAATCTGTAGTTGCTGTTACTGGGACATGTGTAGTATTAATTCCAGCAGGGTATGCATTTTGAATTGTTACATAATCACCAACTACAAATGGATTTCCATTATTTGCCCCAAATGAAACTACAGTAGAAGTTCCAGTTGTAATTCCAGTTATTACTTGTCTTGAAACTTTTTGTTTTATTACTTCAGATGTATTTGGAACAACCATAAAATCGTTTATAGTTGCTACTGGATTTGCTCCAATCGCAATATAAGCAGCAGTTGCTGCACATGAAACACGAATATAACCAGATTGCAAAGCAATTCCATTTGATGTTGTTGCGATTCCCGCAGCAACATTGACTTGGTTGACTGTTTGGACGATTCTAAAACTCATCAGTCTTCCTCATCATCATCTTCTTCATCATCTTCTTCATCGTCATCTTCTTCTTTTCTTTTCTTCTTGGATTCTGAAACTAATGTTTCTTCACCAAAAAGACCAGCAGCAACCGATGGTCTTGCTGCATCTACTCTTTCTGCACTTTTAGCAAAAAGAATATCTTTAATCTTCTCACTAACTTGCGAAGGAGATTCATCAGAAATAATCATATCTATTAGATCGTCCATAGTTTTATAGTAATATAATAACTAAAAACTATTTATATCTCTCCACCTTTCGGCATTTGGACTTCCGTTGCCTTTCCTTGTTTTTCTAAGTCTGGTTCCATCATTGGTTGTCCCAAATTCATTCCTCCAGAAGTATCTTGAATCGGCATTCCAGTCATTGGATCAATAGATGCTGGATCTGGAATAATGCCATCTTTAATTTCTTTTTCAATTTGTTCATCAATTTCTTTCATAAGAGTATCTGATTGTCTTAAAACTTTTTCTCTTACATATTTTGCGGAAAAATATCTACCAATATAAGGTTCCATAGCAGCAACCACACCTAATTGATCATTTAAAAGTTCATTATTTTTTAAATCGGAAAAATGATTATCATAAACATAATCATATTGAATATGATCTGCTAATTTGTCCCAATCTTCTGGTGTAATAATATTTTTAAGGATCAATTGAGTCCTCAGCATATCATCAAAAATATTTGAAAATCTTTTTCTAAGTCTTCCTACAAATTTTGTAAATTTTAGTTCATCTCTTAAAATTTCAGAAGAACGTCCTAAATTAAATCCACCACCACCAACATCAATTCTACTTGATGGAACATTCAAAGACTTATAAAGTTTTTTCTGAAAATATTCAATATCTGCAAGTTCTCCAAGATTTTGACCACCAGGAAGTGTGGTAATTTCAGTTCCTCTACCACCTTCTCTACGTGGCAACCAAAAATCTTCAAGCATTGCCATTTGTTTTCGATCATCACGAATTTCACCAGTGTCAGCATTATAGACAAGTTTATTTCTATAACGATTCATGACATCACGAAGATATTGTTCTGCTTTTATCTTTGGAAGATTACCAACATCAATATAAAATATTCTTCTTTCTGGAGCACGAGATAATCTATAAATTACAAGACTATCTTCAATCATTCTCAATTGATTGAGTGCTTTAATTGCTTTATGAAGATAAGATAAAATAGTTTGTTTGTTGCGATCTACAAGTCCAGATGTAACAAAAGTAATTGCATCTTTTGCAATTTTTACACTTTTTGAATCATTTCTAAATGAAATTGATCCTCCACTTCCCATGGCAGCATTTGGATCATAAAGATAATATTCTTCAATTTTTGGAGCTTGATACATTTCAATTGGATCCTTACCTCCATTTACAGGAGTTGGGAAATTTGGATTTGGTCCTTGTTGTTCTGCTTTACGAATAAATCTAATTTTAAGTGGATCAATATATCTTATTTCCTGTATCCCTTCTTGTGGTTTTTTAAGATCAATTACTTTATGATAAAAAATTCTCCCATCTACATACCAATTCCTAAAGATTTCATGAGATTTGCTATCAAAATTCATAATATCTTTAATTTTTTTAAACTCATCTCTAATAATTTGTTTTAATTTATCAGATGCAGGAACATTTGAAAGTTCAATTTCTACTGGTGAATCATGTAAATCTGATACAATTGCTTCATTCACAACGTCTTCAATGGCACTATCACACTCTGGATGAAGTGCCATTTCACGATATCTTCTAACTAAATCCTGTTCGTTTTTATAAACTCCTTCTATATCTACGTATTGTCCGTAGAATCCACTTTGAATATAATAATCTGATTTATCTTCTTCATTAGGGGGAACTGGAGAGACAAGTCTTTTTGACTTATCTGCTCCAGTATCCTGTATTTTAAATCCGAATAATTTAGCCATTAAATCCCAGTCACGTTATAATGTATTTATCCGTTTGCACCTGTAGTGAACTGACTTGCTATATCGGCATTTGATATAGATCCAGGTGCAGCATCAGTAGAAGTACCAAGAATACTTGATCCAGTTTCATCAAGTGCATCCCACCATTGGACTTGAAGATCTACTGTGAATTCTTCAATTGTGTCCGAACTATCATAAGAAAGTGTAATATCACTAATTGAAGTTGGAAAAGTTCCATAAAATACATAACTTTTCAATCTTTTCAAGGTGTCTGATGAAGATGGTAATGCTCCAATTACTCCTTGATTTGATGTTCCTCTGCTTAATTGGTGAACAACCATTTCCTTTTGGTATGCAGCAGGAGTAATTACCCCCGCATTATCATCATGACGGTTGATGAAGTTCATCCACTTTTCAAATGCATTACGAACTCTAAAATTTGTATCGTTAATAACAGTAATTGTCCAAGGATCAAATGTGCGATCTCCAGCAATCTGAAGAGTTCTTCCTCTAAATGGAACTGGAATTGAAGAAATTGTTGAAGCGGGAAGAGCTGCTGATTTTACAAAAAATCTTAGATCTTGATTTAATTCTTGATCGAGAGGTACTGCCCCTGTTGGAAAATTAATTTCACATTCAAATAAATTAGGTCTTGCACCACCACCAGCTAATCTTGATTTAAAATCATTAATAGTTCTAGCAGAATAACTTGGGATATTGAAAGAAGCCATGGATTTTCTCCTTTAGATTAGGTTGATTAAACAGATCCTACAACTTCAGAGAAGCTGATTCCTGTTCTGGTTGCAACGAAAGTAAGACCAATAAAGTTGATAGATCTTGCTGGTTTTACGTAAATATCAGCTCTGAATCTATTTGCATCAATTACATCTGGTGTATTGTTAGATTCATCACAAACAAGAAGGAATTCGGTAATTCCTCTTTTTGCTTTTACATCACGAAGGTATGGTTCAACAAGATTTACAAAATTTGATCTTGTGATTGCATCATTGAATTCAAATAATTGTGCTCTTGCTGCTCTTTCAATCGTAGATTCTAATGTTAAGAATAAACGACGAACATTAATTCTATCAAATGCCGATTGATATCCCTGAGCAGTTTTATCACCAAATAGGATAATTCCTTGACCAGGAGAAGCAATAATTGGATTGACTCTATTTGTGTAAAGTAAATCTCTTTGAGATTGTGATGGATTGTATGCCAGTTTTACAGCATTGTTGATTGCTCCTCTTGCTGCACCAGCAGGGGAGAACCAAGGATATTGATTAATTGAAGTTCTTGCCATCAATCCAGCAATATCTGCATTACATGCAAGATAAACAAATTGATTATTAAATCTATCATAAGTGTATTTGTATCCAGAATCAAATACTGTATAAGAACTTGAAGTCAAAGGACTAAAGAATTTTATAATATTTGAAGTCTGAGTATCAGAATTAGTAACATTTACAACATCTGCTTTATGTGGAGAAATTACAGCAATACAATCTTTTCTATTTTCTGCGATTGAAATTAATGTATTTGCTTTTGATTGTGATTCGTAAATGGTTGATCCACCCGATGGTCCATTAATTAAGAAATTAATTGGATATTCAACTTGACTTGCAAATAAATTATAAGAAGAAATAATATTAGCAAGGGGTGCAGCATAACTTCCAGTTCCATTTGTATAGTCTGTTCCACCAGATAATGTATAGGTTTTTGCACCAAGACCAGAAAAAACTGTTCCTTGAGCATTTGTATTTGTATTTCCAGTAGTTCCAATAAATCCATTAGAAGCAGTAAATCCAGTTGAATTTCCATTTTCTGGAAGTCCAGCAAAGATATAATTCGAATTTAATGCAATAAAGTCATCAAAATAAATTGGTTGTGAAGGAGTTGCTTTTGCATCAGTTGCTTTTGAAAGACCTACAAACTTTTCAACAACATTTCCAGCAGTTCCAGTTACTGTTCCAATATCATCAATTACAACTACATGAATTTCATCATTTTTTCCATTTCTCTGAGATGTATACAATGATGTTCCTGGTTTTGGTGCAATACTGTTCCAATAAACTGTCGAATTAGTAAGACCAAGTGTTTGTTGATTGTACCAATCAGATGCTGTATAAGAAGAAGTTGTTGCGATTCCAACTCCAGAAGTATTGGATATTACAACATTACCAGAACTAATTGAATTAATTGTATTTGCTGCATATGTGGCATCTACAAAATCAGCAGTTGAATTTCTGTACCTATTTACAATTTTTACGGTAATTGCACTATTCCCAACTCCCGTAATAATTCCCTTAATATAACCATTTTCAGTGGTTACAGTACCAACTCCTGCTAATGATGTATTAATTCCAACTGTAATAGCATATCCAACTAGAACACTACTAGTTGAGATTCCTGAAAGAATTTGATCTGCTGCTGCGTCAATTACACATACTTTTAAACTATTTGCCCAAGAACCTGGATTTTTTGCTGCAAATGTCCAAGTAGTATCAGTTGTATGACTATTCACATAATCTTCGTATGATTTAATTTTTAATGAAGCATTACCACCAGTTGAATTTGAGTTCGCATTATTAAGTGCTCCACTAGTAGAACTATCCGTTCTTACTACTCTTAAAATTCCTCCATAAGAGAGATATGCGGAAGCACTTAACCAATATTCTGATTGCGAATCAGTTGAAATTGGTTTTCCAAAATAATTTAATAAATCTTGTTCAGTTTCAATTAAAATTGGATAATCTACTGGACCTTTTTGGAATGGACCAACAAAAGCACCAACTTGATCATTAGCAGCAGTAACTGCCCCAATAGTTAAATCTACTTCTCTTGTTTTGACGCCTGGTGATACTAAATTTACCGCCATCTTTTTCCCTCTTAAAGAAGATCATTTTGTCTAGAAGTATTTATAATTTAGTCTTTTTTCGTCTATCTATATTCCCACATATATGAACGATCTCCATATTCATCAACATTCCAACCATTTCCATCTCCAACAATTTGACTTCCATTTATCACATTCCAAGTATCTCCATCAACATCAACAAAAGAATTTTCATTATTCAATCCATCGGAAATAAAACCAAATGGAGACATATCTTGTTCTATTTGCTCTTTTTGTTCTTCATAAATTCTTTTACGGACATCATTTTCCGTCATTTCTTTGAAATAATCTTGAGCAATCAACCAAGCAAAAATAACTAAACACATTACCAAATCATCATTAGATCCTTCTTCTGCTTCAAATGATTGATTTTTTTGGATGAAAGTAGTCAATTCACTAATAATATCATAATCACTGAATATAAGTTTGCTATCTTCTATAATTGTCTTTAAGTTGGAGCAACCAACTCTTTTTACTGTTTTAGACATTTTTACGCCTAATTGGGTTTTCTTCCCCGAAAATCCTTGTCCTACAAGTTGTCCTGCTCTTCCTCTCATAGCACACATCAAAATATTATCATATTCTAAATCAAAATGAAGAATACTTGTAACTTGCTCACCAATATCATTAACTTCTGCTAGAACAAATGCTTTATTATATGCTTTTGCTACATCAAGAATGATGTTAGGAAATAGCATGGGTTTTATTTCATTATTTCTATATTTTGCAACTATTTTATATGGAAATGTAGTTATATCAAAAACTACAAAAGCAGAGTAATCATTGTTCAATCCTCTTGATACATCAACTGTCATTATGTAAGTATTATCTTCTTGTGGTTCTTCGTAAATATCTAACCCCGCACTTCTTTCTATTGGCTCATCGTAAACTAATGATTTTAATTTTGCAGCATTAATTAATGTTCCAACCGAACCAAGAAATTCACATTCAAATTCAACTGCAAATTGTTGTTCACTTGTATTTGCTATTGTTTGTCTTTTCCACTCAACATCTCTTCCTGGAACATCACTCCAGTGAACCTCTGTTGCAATATATTCATTTTTCTTTCTTTCTGCATCGTGCCAAATTTTATAAAAATGATTCATCCCGTGAGGGGTAGAAACAATAATCATTTTAGTAGATTGTCCTGATGATATAACAGGATAAACAGAACTAAAAAATTCATCAGCAACATGATTGGGAACAAACGCAAATTCGTCCAAAAACACAATGTTGTAAGAACCACCACGGACAGCAGAAGCTGAAGTGGAAGCTGCAAGTATTTTTGATCCATTTTCTAATTCTAATGAACCTTTATTCCAAATTAAGACACCTTGCTGCATCCATTTTGGAAGATTCTCATATGCTAATTGGAGTCTTCCGAGAAGATCTCTAGCAGTTGAAGCTTTATTAGCAAGAATCGCAATATTGACATTATCATTAAATATTGCATAATGTAGCAAGTAAGAAACGACAGTGGTAGATTTGCCAGACTGTCTTGGCATTTTGCAGACGTTAAATCTGTTATCATGGAAATTCTTGATTAGTTTTTCTTGAAACTTGTACATATTAAACGGCACAAGACCATGATCAAGAGAAACAATTTTTATATAATTTCTTGCAAAATATACAGGATCATTTTTGCATTTTATATATTGCTCAATATTGTCTTTAGTAAACTCTATTGGTGTATTTGCTTTTTTTAATAAAGGATTGCCTAAATATTGGTCACTCATTATTTATTTTCCCTTAAACGATTCTAAATCTAATACTGTTAGGGTTTCCTGTTGTTTGAAATATAATTTCACATAACATTTTGAAATATTTCTAAGATGCTCTAAATCATCACAAGAATCCAATTCTCTTGAAATTTTTTCATATTCAAAAATCTTACTTAGATTTTCAAGTTCAATTTTTTGCGGGTCCATCAAGTTCTCCTGTAAATAATAATGGTTTTGTTGGATCCTTCAATGAAGGCATAAAGGACAATACAACTGCATTTGGATATACTTTTCTTACTTCTCTTGTTACCTCTGGTTTTGATGGTCTAGTAAATTGCTGAAAGAACATTTGAGTTGTGATATATTTTCCTCTCCAGTTAAGAAATATAGTATAAGTTGTTCCACGAGATTGTATTCTTAGATAGTTTTCTTCCAATTCATTTTTTGGTTTAATATTTTTCTTTTTCATATTAATCGCAATTGCTGCTTGTTGGGCAGAATTTACTGCTTCACTTTTAGTGCCCCAGTTTTTGGCACCAACTTTGCGACATTTAACTAATGCTCCAGATGCATATGCAGAAGGCCAAACTTTATAACGAGATTTTACTTTGTTATAACATGCATCTTTTTCTCCTGCAGATTCATGGGTAGCAACCATTTTTGCCTTACCTTTTCTGTCTGGATTTGGGTCCTCTCTCCTCTTTCTTCTTACTGCAGCATCTTCTTCTTCAGGAGACATTTCTGCAGCCATCTTAGAAGAACCGCACTTTGGTTTTGTAGTTTGTCCTGGCTGACGAGCACAAGGAGCACCTGCAAACTTACCTCCTATTTGAGGCCATCCTTTTACTTTTCTTCCTGTTTTAGGATCTGTTCCACTAGATTTCAAAAACCAATCATGAAGACTTTCATCTCCAGATGCGGTTTCTTCACTTATACCTTTCATTTTTTCTGGTTTAATTACATCAACAACTTCCAAAAAAGAATTTCCATTTGCATCTTCTATAGTTATGGTATCATTTTCATATTGAGTTTCTTCTGGAAAATTACCAGGATGGATTGTTGCTATTGAATAATTTTTTTTTAGCAATCCAGGGCACATTTTTTCTCCATGAATTGGACAATTTTTTCCCTTCCCGGTTTTATTACAAGTATTATTTGCTTCGTATATAAACTCTTTGAAACTTTTCATGGAAATCTTTTTAACTATTTAGAAATATCTTCTGGATCAAATCCTTTTTTTAATAATTTTTGCAATTCAGCAGTTGATCCAACAAAAAGAGCATTAGTAACATTTTTGGGTCCTCTTGCATTTTCTTCTTTAAGTTTTTTCATTTTTTGTTGAAGATCTGCCAACTTATCAGTTACATCGGAAATATTTTTAATTCCCTGCAAAGCAACTTCATATGCTCTTGGACTATCAGTTTCTCTTGCTAATTCCATAATACCATCTATTGCTTCTTGACCTTTTTCTATTAAACTATATAAATGTCCTCTTGTGTACTCATAATCAAAATCTGAATCGTCCTTGTTGTCAGGTTTGATTGCATCTTTTTTTGGTTTTTTTATAATTTCATTAGATATTGGAGTACTACTAACTTCTAATGCTTCATCTATATTTTTAAATTTATTACTCATACATCAATTCCTTTCACTGGACTATATATTTTTCCATCACCAAAATCAAAACGTGTTTCACTAAATCCAAAATCATCAGTAGATTCTACAAGAGCATTATCTGATGCATTAATAACATTTACTACATCACCAGTTTGATGTGATGAAATAGTTGTTCCATCTTGACCTCTAGCAACATGTAAAGTATTTCCTGTTATTTTGTCGATATACATTTCTTCACTTCCAATCATAATATAACTATTTGAAATTAATTGTGATGCATTAGATACTGCAAATGAAGTAATTTGAGTATTTACTTCTTGTGCAAGAACTGTTATTGCATCATTATTATAATCTTTAATTGCCCTTGGTGTAGCAGTATATCTCACTTGACGAGAAGCATTTGCAGTAGTTGTATTTGTAAAGTAATCAACTTGAACTTGTTTAATAAGACCTTCTGTGCTATTTGCAATTGCACCAAAGATATAAGTTTTTGCAGTAAAATTAATTGTATAAATTAAATTCCTTCTTTCATTGAAATCATCTTCATAATTATCAGACATTTGGATATTTTCAATTATAATTGGAATATCTCTTTTTTCACCAATTGAATTTACTAAATCAATTGTCAAATTAAATTGGGGTTGAAAATATGGAAGTATTTGTTCAACAATTTGAAGCATATCATCATTTAATTTTGTGATAATATTTAATTCTATTCCCAAATTATAAGGAACAGGCATATAAACTTTTTTATTATTTGATCCATCAGTAGCATTAAAAGTTTGCATTGTAGAAACTTTTCTGCTTGGATCATATTGAATACTTGTAAGTTCAAATGACATTCTTGGAAGAGTCAATGCTACCCTCTTCCTTAAATCTGGTTTTTGTTCTAATCTTGCTAGAAATTTTTGTATTGGACCATATGCAATCGGAACTTTTATTAAACTAAAATCATTCCCATTTGCATCCTCATGACGAATTTCCAAATTATTAAATAATGTACCAAAAGCAATGATGGTTTTTCTTATAATTTCGTTGTAGGAATAAGTTCCAAGCATAATATTTACTTTTTATTAATTATTTAGTAATTCCCAAAAGGATTGCTTTCAGAAAAATCTAATATTTCATTTGCCTCTGATTGAATTATGGCATTTTCTGAATACTTATCATACAAATCATCTGTATAAATTTTTTGAATTGTGTAACTAGAATTGGATCCCCCTGCGGTTGTCCCCATTCCAATAATGGTTTCACCAATTGCAAAATAACCATCAGTGATTGAAACTTTTAATATTGATGTGGAATTATCCCAGTTTTTGACATATGCACTAGTTCCAGTAGAAACACCTTTAACTATTTCATTAAATACATAATTTCCAGTAGAAATTCCAGCAGGTGAAGAAATAGTAATAGTTGGAGATTGAGTATAACCAATACCAGCAGTCTTATATCTAATTGAGGTAACGATTCCAGAAGAGTTTAAAAGTGCTTCTGCAACTGCATTTATTCCACCAGAAGGAGCAGTTGAAATAGAAACAATTGGAGTAGATCCATAACCAATACCACCAGAATTTATAACAACTGGACCAAGAGAACCAGTCCCAAGTATTGCTGTTGCAATAGCACCAGATCCACTATCACTTATTATATTAACAGTGGGAATTGTCGTATATCCAATCCCTGGATTTATAACCAATATTCTATCAACTGAAAAACCAGTTCTACCAGATTTACTGGTCATAATTGCAACAGCAGTTGCATTTATTCCACCAGATGCTGCATTTGAAATTGAAATAGTTGGAGTGCTCAAATAGTATGCACCATCATTAATTAAATCAATTGCGTATACAGATTTTCCAAAAGGAGATGCAATTTGTGATGATGCTAAAGAAACTTGTGCTCGTGCTTGTGTTGCACCTAAACCAACCATTTGAAGAGTTTGAATATATCCAAAATCTTTAATAGCATTATCTACTTCTTCTATTGTAGTATCAACAATCTCATCTTCATATTCAAATACCTCACATCTCAATTCATAGATATAGAGATTGTTTAATTGATAAAAAGGTTTTTTCCCTTCTACATATTTTATTTCAAATATTGTGTTATCTATAGGAAGATATATCAAATCACCTTCTTCTGGTCTATTTGATATTTTGACATTACTTTGAGAAGATAAAAATGGAGTTATAAAATTTTCATATCTATCTTTTGAAATTAATAAAGTTAACTCATCAGTTGTTCTTACACCAAATTTTGATAAAATATCTCCCTGTCCACCAAATCCTTCAAAATTTGTTATATACGCTTCCAATCTATAATTATCATCAAATTTTGATGCGGTAATTTCTTTAATAATAGTATTTTGATTAATAATTTTTCTAGGAAGATATACAATATCTTGTCCATACATTTTCAATTGTTCATTAATTAAATCTTGCACCAATCTTTGTTCACTTGGTGACCCTTGAAGAAAATATGGATTAAGAGGAGACATAATATTAACCTATCATATCCATAGGAGGAGTTTCATATTCATCTCTAAGTTCTCTTTCTGCTTCTTCTAATTCTCTTACTGCATCTTCAAATATTTGCCTTCCATTTAATTGAACACCACCAGGAAGCATAACTCCTTGGAATTTGATCATATTTTGTCCCCACTGTCTTTTGATTAAAGCAGTTAAATATTTTTTAACCCACCAATCATTGTATATGCTTGGAGTATCAGAAGGATCAATCATTCTATAACAATCAAATATTAAATAATTACTAGCACTCATTTGACTCCAATCAATATCCAAATATAATCTATGATTTTTTTTATTAAATCTAATTTGAATATCTGGTGTAATAATTCTACTTAAATCTTCCAAATATGTTTTTACCATTGAATAATTTAAAAGATCTAACGCACCATAATAATATAGATCATTCAAGAATAATTGATATTTTATATTAAAAAGACCACTAGATATTGTACTAGAATCCACCTTAAATACATTATTTACACCAATTACATGATCTGGTATTGATAAAAAGTTATTTGTTTCTACATATGAAACTGTTGAAACTCCAACAGTCGATATTCCTGCAGCACTTGGAGCATTTGCTTTCATTACATCAATTTCACTTTGACTCAATTGATGTTTCAAAAATACTCTTTGTATACCATCATAATGTCTTTCATTAAAATGTTGAATTGCATCATCAACTAAATCATCAATTTGATCATCATCTACATTAATTTCCAATACAGGATAACCAAGTTTTCTTAAACAGTAATCAATCAATCCTTGACGAGTTGCTGGTTGAGCCATCGTTATCCTTTATAGTTATTTATTTTTATACTGTTGTTGTAACACCTGCCGTAACAAGTGCGGTTCCTTCAACAACTCTAATTTTTTGAGTTCCACTATTTAATAATACATCATAAGAATATCTTCCTGGTTTTAATGAAGTCGTTAATGATGAACCCAAAGATATTTGAACTTGACCATTTGTTCTATTTGGAAAAGAAACAGAAAAAACAGCAGAAGAATTCAATGAAGCAGGAGATTTTTTTAAAACAGATGCCCCAGTATATCCAGTCAAGTTTATTGGATTATTTGAAAAATCTTGAAGATTGTATGTAAAACTAAAATCAGTATTTATTGGTATTATAATATTTCTCACATACACTGATTCTGAACCAATTATAATATTGTGATTTGACATATTTTATATACTCTTACTGATCATTATTTTTATTTATAGTTTACTTTTGATGAGTTCATTTAAAAGAACTTTAAGATCTTTTATTTCATTTTTTAATTCATCAATTTCAGTTTTTTCATCTATTATTTTATTTTTTATTTTTAAATATTCTTCATATTCATAATTGTTGCAATTTAAAATTGCATTCGATTCTTCATCTCTGAATAATCCTTTATGTCCTTCTACTGGTATCATACTGTTGCTATTACACGAAGATCTCTAATTGCTGGAACAAATGCTTGGTTTGTTCCATTCATAATAATTTTAATTTGAAATCCATTAAATAATGCAAGATTTTTTGCTGTAAATTCATAACTTTGAAAATCATTGGAGGTAGTTGATGGAGAAACAAATCTATCGGGTTTTCCATTATTTTTTGAAGGATCTATAACATTTCCATTATTTAAATTATCATATCCTGGGAATAATTCATAGTATTGTTGTAAAGTTGGAGAATCATTTCTCAATAATCTATATAAAACCCTAATGTCATTTGTATAATCCCTATAAGCATCAAAAAGAACTTTTAATGAATCTGATGCTTTATCTAATTTTACAATTTTTGAAACATAAATTGCTGAATTTGGATCACGAGACAGATCATTTACTCTTGGATCCAAAGTAAAGTCAGATATAGGAGTATCAAGTCTATTCATAATTGTAATCAAATTAACTCTATCTAAATCTATCATTGGAGAAACTTTAGAATCTCCAGTCGATAAATTCATTTCCAAAGTCAAAGATTTATTTCCAGGTAAAGATTGTAAATTATTTTGTTCATTTACTTTTGAACAAATGATTCTTGTACTATTTAAGAAATTATTTGAATTTAAAGATATAGTTTCAAATCCTTTATCAACGAATGAGATTTCATTTCCGTTTACACTTGTTCCAGAGGTAGTTCTAATTTTTGTTTCAATCGATGTTGTTTCTGGTAATAATGTTTGTATATTTGGTTTTACTATGTTAAATGCAATATTTTGTGATGCTTTTGCACCATTCAATGAATTTGATTGTGAAATGTTGTATAGATATGAACCTCCATTTTTTGTAGATTTAAAGAATAAATCAGGTCCATTTGCACCATCAGAACTTCTATCTAAACCAGATTTTGATGTATCAATTTTTACGTGGTAACTATCCAAACTAATTGGATAATTTGTAAAATCTACTGCAGGATTAGAGAATGAATGTATTTTATTAATTCTTCTCAAAGAAATTCCATTAAATTCATATTTAAACACCAATTGATTTTGATCATAGGATGATGGAATTGTCGAATCAATTCCTCTATTTCCACTAATTCCTCCAATTGTATTCAATGATAAACTATATGTTGTATAACCAACAATTTCTTTATTAATTAATACATAACCTGTATTTGCTGCTGATACAGGTTGATTTTCAAATGTTGTCAATATTCCAACAGAAGATAATTGAATATCTGCAGTTGACGATGAAGAATAACTTGAAGATATTTTTAATGGTGCTACATCAGACTCCACTCCACTCAATTTCACATAATTATTTGAAGCATATAAACCATGATTTTGGTGATTTACTTTAATATATAATCCATCATTTAAATCTAATGTGGAAGAAACCACTGCACTTGTAATTTGTGTTCCATTACTTGAAATGACATCAGATCCATTTGCATTTATATTTCCTTGAACATTATCAATTATCAATGAATTGAATGAAGAAATAATACCAGAATTATTTGGAATTGTGATAATTAGATTTTTTCCAAAATTTCCAGTTTGAGAAGAATTTACTGTTAAAGTATCACCAGCAGCATATCCAGATCCTCCCACAGAAACAGTAGCAGCAACTGCAACATTATTAATAATAGTAAGATTTGCTGTTGCACCTTTCCCAAATCCAGTAACAGTAGTTAGATTTACATTACTCCAAGTAGTGTTCGATGTATAACCATAACCAGAATTTGTAATTGATAATGTACTTCCAATTCCAATTGCACCAACTATTGATCTTAAATTTCCACTAAAATATGAATTATTATTTTGAGTAATTACAGATCCTGAAGCCAAATTTGTTAAATCTGAAGAAGTTAAACTCTTTCCAATTCCAACAAATATTGATTTAGAATATGCAGTAAGAGGATTTGGTCTCAATGATACAATTTGATTATTTCCAATATCTAAATCTGGATTATAAAATCTCACAGATGCAGAATTAGTAGTAAATTCTGCTCTATAAAGAATAAATTTTAAATCCTCCAATTGACTTGCATCCCATGTAGAACCATTTTGGGATTTGAATAAAGATCCAAGAGTTGGTTGTTGAGAGACAATAATCTTTTCAGAATCTGGTTTATTGATAGTAGATATATCGATTTCACCCATTCTCGAAATCCATACATTATATGAATCTGATGCAGAAACTAATACTATCGCATAAGAATTTCCTTTTTCCAAATATATTGGAGATTCAAAAGTAAATGTAGTAGCAACACTTGCATTTTCTGATACATTGACATTTTCAGGATTTAAGACAACTTCACCAAAAGGAAGAATTGTTTGTGAAGGAAGTCCACTTTGCATAGTTCTAATTTGCAAAGTAACTGGTATATTATTTGTATCTTTTGTTTTAAAGAAAACATCACACTTAGTTATATAAACACCATTTGGATCATTTACTTCGAATGATTCTGCCAACGGATCTACCCATCTGGTTTGTTCCGTTGTTCTATCGGTAAATGTATTATTTGCAACTAATTTTGTAGTAGTATCAGTTAAAGTTTTTTGATCTTGTCTTGTAAATCTTTCGACACTTGCATTCTTAAGTCTAAGAGTAGAATCTTCAACATTATCTAATGTTCCTGCAGAAATAAAGTTTGTTTCTGCAGAACTTTCAGATACACCAACAATGGTGGAATTTGTTGAACTTGTTGTCAACAACAAAGTTTTTGTTCCAGTTTGGAAAGCAGGTGTTGAGGGAACAGAAGGATCTGGGATAAAAAGTGAACCAATAAAAGTGCCAGAAGAATCTGTAATTAATCTAAGATCTGTGATTTTTGCAATAGCATTGCTAGTCTCACCAGTCAATTTCATCCCAATCGATACTGATCCAAAAAATCCAGATGAAGATTGAAGTTCCAAACTTCCAGTATCTATATTTAAAATATTTGTTGTGGAAGTATATGTATTAGAAAGACCATTTTGTGGTTGATATGGATTTATTGAATAAGTTTCTGTTGGTGAATTATAAGGACCATATTTATGATTTTGAGTTGCAAGTCTAAATCTAATACTTACTGAACCCAAAGTTCCAACAATTGTTTCACCACTCATGAAAGTTCCACTCGTCATAGAAACTTCTAAAAGTTTTGGAACAATGTATGAGGTTATATCTACATTATCAAAAAATCCATAAAATCTACTAGTTGGTTTTAAACGTTTTGCAATAATTTCAATATTTCTAGATCTCATTGTTGTTATGATTTCTCTAGAAACAACTCTATCTCCTAATCTTGCACTATCATAACGAGCAGTAACTCCATATTGTATTCCTTGTCGTGTTTGTCCAGTTGTTGTAGTTACTGTTTGATTTGAAAAATCAACAAAACTATCTCTAAATGTTTGAGATTCTGTTAAACTCTGCCTCATTACTCCATCTGGAGCACGAGACGCATGTGAATCAGAAGTTGCTACCCAACCACTATCAGATATTAAACTACTTCCAGTTTGTAATCTGCTAATAGAAGGACCTTGTGAAATAGATGTTCCAGTCCAACTTGTTTCCCAAGCACCCCAATCTACTGCAGAAAATCCTGTATTGGTATCTACTCCCAGTGACTGTACAAAACCATCATAACTTCCTGCTAGATCTATTGTTCTTTGAGTAGTTCTAGTATCAATCCAAGTATCACTAGAAGGATTTAATTGTATACTACCAATCCAGTTAATATTATTAAATGGATTTACATTTTCTATTCTTGTTGCAAATTTATTTTTAGTATATTCAACATCCGAATAATTTAAACAGATAACACTACCAACTCTTTTAATGTCTTGTGAACCCAAATCTGTAACAAATCTAAGGTCAGCATTTGGATTTGATGTTGTTCCTATTCCAATTACTGCTTCTGATCCTAAAAGTAAATCAATCGATGTTGAATATGTTTGTGGTTTCAATAAACCATTTGCAACATCTATACTTGCTTTATAATTTTTATTTGAAATATCTCCACCATTATATGATTTAAAATTGTCTACAAAGAATCCACACTTAAATCTATCCAACCCTGTTTGGGCATCTCTAATTGTAAGATTTTGAGTATCAGTTTCAAGTAATGATAATGAAGTATAATATTCTATATTTGATACCCTATCTTCCAATCTAGAGATATCTCTCATTGTATATCTTTTATGTGTTGCAAAAGTAATTTTTGCATCTTTTACATTATAAAGATATGCTGGTAAGAATATAGTTGCAACTTCTAATGCTGTATCTAAACTATCTGGAACTTTTGGATTTAATGCTGGAACTCCTTTATTGACAATAAAACTTCCATCTTTTGATAAAAATAATTTATCAATTCTTGGTAAATAATAAGAATAAGAAAGATTGATTGTTTTATTTTTTGCAAAAATATTTTGTGAAGATCCTGTAGTTGAAGAAAATACTCTAGAATTAAACTCAAAAGGAGAACTGCCTGAAGTATATGGAGAAACTCTAGGTCTTAAATCAATCAAATCAGTAACTCTAAATGTATCAATAGATGGTATATTGAAAGAATAACGATCCTTATCATATGAGTTCACACCAACAAAATCACCAGGATCTGTTGAATCTATTGTGTAATAATTAAATATTATTTTTATTCTTTTTGATGGTGAAGAAGTATTAGGATTTCTTACTATTCTTGAAAAATCCAAATATTCACTTCTTTGTCCATTATCTAATTTAAAGTTATCTCTAATATTTTTATCTCCAACTTCAACTATAGACACTAAACCTGATATTGAAGATTCTTCAAATGTTACAATTTCTCCAGTAATAAAAGTATTTTCATTCAAATATACTAATTCTACTTCATTACTTCCATTTCTTGAGACCAATGAAGCAACAGCATTGCTATTTGATCCTATTATTCTCTCACCTTGAATTGAATTTAAAATATTTGAATTTAAATTGGTTAAAGTTATTTTTGGAAGAGAAGGATCAGATGAAGATGATGACTCAAATACTCCCAAAACAGATTCCACATCACAAACATTTAATGAAATTTCATCATCTTCTACCCTTAATCCATAATATTGACTTGTAGATAAACCACTAGTTGAAGTAGAAACCCCAGATAAAGTTTTATTGACAATAATAGATGAACAACGATTATAAATTTTCTTACGAACTTTAGTATTTACTTTAGTATATGTTACTGTTAAATTCGCAGTACCAGTATTGGTAGTATTTGATATAGTTAAAGTTCTTCCTGCAATATTTGATATTTTTTGATTATTTAATGCTTCTACGGAACCATTTGTAAAAGTTAAATTATAGTCTTGGTCACTATAAGGAACCAATGTCAAATTTGTATCACTCTCTGGCAAACTTCCACTAAATGGAATAGTAACCGTATATGATTTTTTAATAACTATATTCCCATTCGTCAAATCGAGATTTGAAATATTTTTATTTGATAAATTTGAATATAAAAATGCATTTGATGTATTTAAAATATTTAATGTTACCTTCTTAAAGTCATTTGCAGAAATTGTAGAAGATGGTAGAGAACCAGAACAAACATTATAAACAGTACTTATTCCAGAAAGAGTAAGAGATCTTAATGTAGTATTTACTGATGAAACTTTATTATAGGTTGGAGTAGAATCACCAGTCTTAGTATAAGAAACAATATCACCAGTACTAATTCCCACATAAAAATTCTGATCAGAAGTACTTACAGTACTAATTCCACCACTAGATCCTGTAATTGTAAATTGAGTTCCTGGTACTGCTAATGAAATATATTTTGATAATACTGGATCAGCAGTAAAAGTGCTAATTCCAGTATTTGTGGCATATATTTGATGCACATCAGTTAAATCGTAATCTCTAACACTTGCTATTGTTCTTCCGTTATCTATTCCATTAATAGTGATCTGTTCTCCAGAAATAAAAGTTCCAGAAACTTGATATAAATTAATAGTATTAGAAGAACTTACACTACTTACTAAATATCCTTTTGCTGCACTATTTTTTCCTTGAATATATGCAGGAATAGATTGAGTAAGTGAAGCATTCAATGTCAATGTTGTATATGTTTGAATATCATATAAAGAACATTCAAATTGAGTTGATGTATCTGCATAAGAAACATTTTTGAGTTTTAAATCATAAACTCTTGCAACTCCAATTTTATTTCCTGAAGAATTTCCTGGATTGGAAGTCCTATCTGAATATAAATCTACTTGTGTGATTGTACCAAATCCAACAGGAAGAGATCCATATACATTATTTACTAATATTTGCCTACCAACACTAAAAGGAATTGACTCATTGACTGCAGTATCAGTAGTTCTTGGTTTATCTACATCTAAAATTGTATTACTAATTGTTTCAATTTCATATCCTCTCACATAAGCTTTTCCTGGTCCTATAGATAAGCATGATAAATTATCTGATGGAATATTTCCTTGTTTTGTTTGTTGATTTTTGTTATAAATTCCGTTATTTCCTATTTTATTATTTAAAGATTCATTTAAAGAAACTGTAAAATCTTTTACATAATAATCACCAGATTGATCATATGTTCTTCTTGCGAGTTCATCTGCAATTATATTATATTGAGTATCTTTTTTAAATTTTTGAAGAATGCCATTCTCAATTCTTAATAATTCAATAAAATTTTCATCATTAAAATCTGTTATTGCTTTTTTAATTAAAGTTGCAGTGATTTTTAATCTATCTGCACCTGGAGCAGAATAGTTAGAAAATCCACTTGCATTATCATATAAATCTTTATATTCGTTTGATGCTATTGCAATTTCTTCATTGATCAATAATCCAACTCTATAAGTTGGATTATTGCTATAATAATCTAAAATTTGAGTTTGAGGAGAAACACTTACAAAAAATCCACGAATAAAATAAACACCTTCTGCAATTTTTGCTGCAGATCCTACAGAAGTTGAATTTGATATTATACTAGTCGCAAAAGTAGTATTTGCTCTGATTGAAGATTCTGAATAAGAAACATCTTCAAGAGAAATTAAATTTTCACCATCAACAAAAGTTCTTGTTGTAAAATCAGTGTCACTTGATTTTTGATATTTTACGTAAATTGTGTAATTTGATACTTCATTTGTATCAAAAGGAGATACTATATTTTCTATTTTTGCAGTAACTCCACTAATTTCACCTTTAATTTGCTTTCCAATAAAATTATCAATATAATTTGATACTGGAATTCCTAAATGATTATCATCAATTTGGACAGATGTATATTGTGAATCATACGCAATTTGACCAGGAATTACTACAGATCCTTCTTGGAAAAAATGCTTACCAAACTGCTCAATTTGATCTTGTAATATTGATTGTAACGTTGTTAATTCTCTTGCCTGAATTGGAGTTGCAGGTTTAAATAATACTTTATTGTAATTTTTAAACCTATCAAAATCATCAAAATATGGAGAAACGTTAAGATTTGTATTTTGAGGCATTTTTTCTTAAAACTCCAAAACTATTTTAATATCTTCTTTTTGACTTGAAGAAAGTGGAATTGCTGATCTATTATCTATGTATATGATTTCACCAGACTTCTTATTATATTCTGCAGAAGAAATACCAGAAATAAATGTTTGCCCAAGTTGATATGGTGTGTTATTTATTGTTGTAGTAGGACCGTTAAATCCTGTATCTATGCTTAAAACAGAACCAACAAAATTTGGAGAAGTACAGTTTATAGTTAATACTCCAGATCCAGATACAGAAGAACTAAACTCATTAATTTTATAATTAACAAGTGCTGTTGCTAATCCTACTGGTTGGTAATATTTTAATATACCAGTTACATTATCCCAAGAAGCAACAAATCCAATTGCAGTAATACCAGTTCCCACTGTTTGTGTAATTACTGAGTCTACTGGATATGTAGTGCTTGTTGTGACACCTGCAAGTTTTAATGCTTTCAAAGCACTTACTTCTGCAGTATTTAAAAGTTGAGTGTCACTACCAAAAACAGTTGGGTTTTTGATGACACCAACTCTTGCAAAATCATTTCCTAAGATAGTATCAGGATTTGATGAATCTGTTTGAAATCTTGAATATAAAAGAACACGATATGCCCCAAGTTCTCTGTAAATATCGTATCCATGCCCACCTTTTGGTGGAATGATAACATTAAATGACGCAAATGATCCTGTATTTGTTAATCCTGTAGGAACTCCATTTGCTCCTGGAATAAAATTTACGACACCATTTGTATATCCACTTCCACCATCAGTAACAAAAATATCTGAAACTCTTCCAATAGAATCAACAGTTACCGTTGCCTTTCCTCCAGTACCATCACCTAAAATTGGAATATTTGTAAAAGAATACGGAAGGCCACCACTATATTGATATCCAGAACCAGCATTTGTAATTGTTATAATTTGTATTTTTCCATCTATTGCATTATTTTTTATAGAAATACTTTCACCAGTAGTTCCCCAACCTTCGGGAACAGGAATAAAATCAATTGAATCAAATTTTATAATTTCTGATGGTTTAATAGTGAAGAGATATTTCCAAATATATCCATCACCACTTGTTCCTGCTACTCTTGGTTCTAAATCTACAAATGTAGGTTGATCGAATGATGGTTTTCCAGATGGTGTATTCGCATCTGTTCCATTTTTTAAACAAACATAGACTCTTAAATCTTCATTAACTACATAATAATTTGAATCATATAATCTAGTTTTTTTAGTTACAGGAGTTTTATTGTATACAGAATAATCATCTCTATACATTTCATAAGTTGTTCCTGCTGACCATTGAACTTTTCTTATTACTCTTCTTACATCAGAACTCGTTATTTTTTTTAATGATATGATTGTCTGTTTTATTTTATTTTCATCAGAAAAACTGTCCAATGGATTTAATCCATCCCCCCAATTTGGAGATCCACCTGCTTGAGTGTTACCACTGTTTGGTTGTCCCAAAAAAGCATAATAATTATTTGCAGTATTTCCTATTGAAGTAAAACTTTGAACAAAAGTTTCAGCATTCAATACTCTAAATTGATCTGATATAATTGCTGGCATTTTTAAAACACTTTTTTCTATTTATTCTTTAAATGATACCACGAGTTCTATAAACAGTAGGACCGGAAGAAATTCCAATTAAACCATTATCAACATTCAAAGTGAATGTTTTTGGTTTAAAGTTGGATCTATTGAAATAATTATAAATTTTACTCCAAGAGTAACGTCCATAGAATGTATTTACACCAACAGAGACATTTATGGGATATCCAGATGGACCAGGAGCAAAATTGCATCCTACAGTCACAATTCCAGAATTAACATCTGTTGATACTCTTTCTGCTCTATATACACCGTCAAGATAAGTAGTTGCTGTTCCTACTTTTGATGCAGGATAATTGGATAATCCACCTAAACTAGTTGTAATTCCAGTAAGTGCATGACCACAAATGCAATTACTATTTGAAATAATAAAATAATCACCAATACTAATTTGACTATAATTAATTCCAAAACTATTTAAGGATGAGTATCCAATTCCAATCGGATAACTATCAGATTTTAAAGTAAATGATATTGTAGAATTTGCTACACTAACATTTGTGATGGTTCCATAATCACCTTGTGCTGAAATTGAATAAATCATTTCATTTTTTATAGTATCACTTTCAAATAATACTGGTAGATTGTAATTTTGAGGATGACCAAAACCACCATTAGTTATATTGACAGAACTTACTTGACCATTTACTACATTTGCAGTTGCAGATGCTTTATTGTATGTTGGAGTTGCGTAAATTGCTGTTCCAGAAGATCCAACTGCAGAAGTTAATGCTAATGAAGAATTGTAAATGATGTCATTTATTTTATTTGATTGATTTGTACTGCGATTTATCCAATTTGTCAAATCAAATGAGAAATACAATGTTCCAGAATCACTCAGTGCATAATAAACATTTTCATAATATTTAATATTTTTTAAGTTATCTGAAATATTTGATGTAATTGTAGTCCAACTCGTTCCATTTGTAGAAGTTGCAATATAACCAGAATTACCAACTACAATATATTTTGTTCCATCCCAAATTACTTTATTGAGATTGATAGATGATATAATTGATGAATTTGTCCAAATCAATCCATTATCAGAAGTAACTAATTGACCATTATTTCCAACACCAACAAATTGATTTTCATTTGTTGTAATACTATTTAAAGTATTAGGAGAAGATTGCGATTGAATGAAATTAGTAGAACCAACTCCAACAGCAGAGAATATTACACCAGAACTTCCAACTACAACCCAAGTGTCTTTTGACGATGAATATACAACATCATTAAAAGTTCCAACAAAAGAATTTGAAGAATAAGTGATATTGTTTAAAATATCTTGTGTTGCAGTTAATAAATTAAGTTTTTTCCAAGATGAAATTGTAGTTCCAATACCAACAGAATTTATGATAGTTCCAGTATTTCCAACTGCAACATAAACATTTGATGGTGATACATTAATTGCATTAAACGATATTGTCGTTCCATAACCCAATGTACTATTTTTCCAATTAATTCCATTTACACTAGTACCAACAAGACTACTTGTTCCAACAGAAACAAATATATTACCATAAGAAATTGATTTAAATTCATATGAAGTAGTTAGTCCAACAGTTCCAGACCAATTGTATGTTATATCCTTTTTGTATATTCTTGATTGTGGAATAATAACATTTGGTGAAGTGTTGTTAATATAACCAGATCCAGCAAAAGAAACAACAACACTTGAAATAGTTGATCCTGAAGATACTATTGCTGTTCCAATTGCAGGAGAAATTTCACGATTTTCAATGATTTCTACATTTCTTAAAGTTTGAGTCAAACCTTTATTTGAATCAATGTCAACAAATAATGGATATGCATTATCGACATATATTGACGAATCACTTGGTAAAACTTGTTTGATAATTTGGGCAGATGGAATAATTCTTGATTTTAAATCTGGTCTTGATTTTGAATACAAAACACCATTAATTATGGTATCGGTGGTTTGTTTTGTCCAATCCATAGGTCTAAACACAGAAGCATTAATACCAAAACTATTATAAGTAAATGTATCTAATTGATCATATGTAACAATTTTTTTCACAACTCTATCAAATTGCGACCTAATTGTTTGATCGTATAAATCATTTTTAATTTTTATGTTATCTCCTGGTTTAATTGTTTTTGGTGGATCTATTTGTTCGACATCTAAATCTGATCCACGATAAAACAGGATATTGCATTTCGATCCTTTTTTTGGAGCTTCTTGGAATATAATTCTAGAATTTTGAACAGTGTATGAATAATTTTGTTTTTTTACATTACTTAAATTGGTTAAAATTGAATATGAATAATTTGGTGATTGTAATATATCATCAATAAAAATGAAAATATTTTTATTTGGATCCAAATCTGATCCATCAGAAACTCTAAATGCAAACACATCAGTAATTCCATTTTCAGTCACAGTAAGAGTAAATTTAGTTTTTACTCCATCAAAATAATTAGAAATATCATCAAATTGTACAAATTGTCCTGGATAATATCCAGAAAACTTATCAGTCAAAACTTCTTGAACTGTAAGTCTAAATTCACTAAATCCAGCACCAACAGTTGGATTTGTTGTAATTCCAGAAACTTTTAATATTTCTCCCACTTTATACCCATATCCTGGATTATCCAAATTAAATCCAATAATACTTGATCCATTTCCAACTACAACAGAAACTTTAGCATCTGTTCCTACACCAGAAGAACCTCCCGCATATGTAAGATTTAAATTACTATATGATCTTGGTATTTCAACTGATACAATTGGTAATGATGTGTTGGTATATCCAAATCCTGGATTTGCAATTGAAAGTGATGTGATTGTCCCACCAGAACCAACTGTTGCTGTAATTGATGCTCCTGTACCAACTGTGGAGGCAATACTTATGTTTGGTGCAATTACATATCCTGATCCATATCCAGTCAAATAAACATTAGATATTGTTCCAGCAGCAGACACAGAGACAGTTGCAGACGCACCTACAAGAGGTTGATAACCATATCCAGTAGTGATGGCAACTCTTACAATTTTTCCAGCATTAGGAACACCACTAATGAACTTGATTGTATTATTTCCTGGTGTATCAATAATAAAATCTTTTCCAGATGTCTGTGAAACATTATTGATTAAAATGATTGGATTATTGTTAATGTTGGACACACTATTCAAAATAGTATTTGAATTTGTATATAAACCAACAACATTTTGATTATTTGATTTAAGTATAAAATTATTTCTTATAACTGTAAAAGTGGTTGTTGCAATCCCAATTATATTATTATGATTTGGAACTATTGTTATTGATCCAATTCCAATAGAATTGATTATAGTGTTTAATGGTAGAAGTAAATTATTTGAATATTGTACATTAATTACATCACCAAGAGCAAACAAAGAAGTATCAATTCCAAGAATTGAAGAAGGATAATTTGCATCCAATGATCCAGTAAATATCCCAATTGGTGTTGATCTGCCAGTAAATTGTGTTGATATGTCATCTAAAATTAAATTTTTATCATTTGGTTTTGATATTGCATCAAATTTTCTTGAAAATGCTCTTCCTTCAAAACTTGATGTTATTGATAGTGAGGTTGTAAATCCAGTATTATTTGATGATTGTCCATATGTTATTTTTCCATATGGAGGTTCAGTGAAATAAATGACATCATTAACTATATTAAAATCCCCTCTCACAACAGTAACTGCTGATCCAGAATTGTGAGTATTTGCTATTGATCCTAAGAAACCTCTTTCTACATCAATTGAATTTGTTGATCCAATTCCAACATTTACAATTTTTAAATATTCATCATCAATTTGGAGAAAATCAAATCCACTAATTGAAGATATTCCAGAACTTACATAAATCGTTGTCGATGAAATTCCAACATTTGAAGATAAAGTAGTATATAAATTTCTTCTATAAACTGGACTTTGGATAATATTATCAAGTTGAATTAAAACACTTGGATTTGGATTTTTTAATGCAAATGAATGACTACCAACTCCAACCGATGTTAAATATAACACATTTTCTGTTGTTGTATTTAAACCGGAAACTCTAAAATTGTTATTGTCTATTTTTTTAACATAAAGATTTTTTGGTAATTTATTTGAACCTAAAACAGTTGGAGTTATATAAACATTATCCAATGATGTCGATCCACCAACATAAGTGCCAGCAATACTAATATTATCTGTTAATGCATATCCAACTCCACCATATGCAATAGAAATTGAATTGATAATTCCACTACTATCCCTAGAAACATTAAATTTAGCACCAGTCCCAAATCCAGTCACAGATGTTCCAGGAATATTTGAATATGATTGATTTGATTGAGTCGAAATACCAGTATTTGCTATTTTTGATACTTTAAATGATAAATCATTTGTTGGTGTAGTTCCTCCAATGTAAGTTCCAGAAATTGAAACAGTATTTCCAATGCCATAATAATTGCCACCATTATTCAATACCAATGAAGTTGAAATTGGTGTTCCTGTTCCATCATAAACAATAAATACACTGAATTTAGCATTAGTTCCAATACCACTTGTAGATTTTTGTGGGAATGGATTACCAAATCCATAAAATACATTTTTCGATGCAGATGAAGGAATAACAGCAGAAGTTCCAGATATTGTTGTGCTGATTGCAACATTATATCCATTTTCATAAATTGCACTTCCAATATAACCACCACCAGAAACTTCCATAATAATACTTGAATCTGTCGATGCAACAGATAGATATGGAATATTTCCACTTGTTTTTTGAACTATTACAGAACTCTCCAAAATTGAAGTTGTTGCAATACCAATTGGAGTATTATTTCCATATGAGTAAATTATATTTTGTCCAGTTTGGAAATTATGATTAGGAATTGAAAAATATTGAGAAGATAAATTTACAGATGTAGTGATTGAATTTGAACTATCAAATTCTCTATAAAATAATGGATAAAAAGAAGTTCCAATTGAATTTGTCAATTTGAATGAACTTAAACCAACTATAGAATTTCCTGGCAACAACCTGTTAAAAGTTAAGGTTTGTGTAGTTATTCCAGATATAACTTTATGTCCATAAAATGTTCCAATTCCAATTGAATTGATACCAATTGATATTATCGTAGTATCGATTGGATCTCTTAATAGTGTACTAAATCCAATATAATCTCCAATTTGCAGTCCAGATGTAGATACACCAAGATTAAATGGATATAATGAATCAAATGTAACAGAAGTTGTTGCAATAGAAGTATATGTCTTTGTTCCAGTGAATTGATCACTTATATCATTAATTTGTAAAACTTTATTTGTGTTGCATAATAAGTATGGAGTAAGATCTACACCATCTAATACTACCGATTCTACAGAACCATCTTCAAATATATTATCATCAATAGCAGTTGCAAAATTATTTCTAGTATTAAATGATGCTAAATTGTCAATCTCTACCAATAATGATAACGAAGACGCAGTAGAAACAATCATATTTGAAGATTTTGCAATTCCAATATTAACTGGACCATCAGTAGGAATTCCAATAACATTTAAATCGGAAAATTCTTTATATCCAGATGGATGCACTAAAGATTTTACTGGTTCTTTCCATTTATCATATGAAATTTGACTCTTTATCGCATATGAAAATTTTTGATAATAATTATTATCTGAAATTCTTTGAAGATAATCATTAGTAATACCAACTGGATCACTGAAATTGTTAATTTTATCTCTTGATACTCCTAATGTTGTTTTTAGTTTGAATTGATTTATATTTTTTACTGTTCCATTTAGTTTGGAATTTTTTCCATACAATTTATTACCAACTCGTAAATCACCTTTGCAATTAATCATTCTTATTTCATTGATATCATTGTCCCAACCATTTTCCATGACGGTTGCGGAAAAAATATTATTTCCAGAATTATCATAACCAAAAACAGATTCACCTGAGGTATAACTTAAATCATCAACAATAAACATTTGGAATTTGGCAATATCTTTTTGATTGACCACATAACCAGGACCAAATCTAATATCATAAATTCCAAAATTAGTACTAATACCAGATGCATTATAAGTTACAGTGTAATTGATGGTACTTATTCCAGTCACAGTGAATGATTGATAATTATAATCTTTTGAATTATAATTATTTCTTATTATTGGATTTCCCCCTGTATCATACTCATCAAAAATTCTACATCTTTCGATAAAAATTTTATCACCAATTGAGAATGGAAATTCGACATTTGAACTTCCATAAGTGTTAGAAAACAGTGGATAAATTTGATTATCTACGTTAATGAGTTCTAAAGTTACATCATTTCCAGAAATTTTAATATCATTGATATCATAACCATTTGAATTATTTGTTGCTATTATATCTAATGGTGCTGACAAATTATTAGTATTTTGAACAATAGATACTGATGCTACTGATTGACCCTGTAATGATGCAGATAGTTTTATATTATCATTTCCAATTACTTTTAAAATCGGAGGATAATTATAATTTTTTCCACCAGTAATAATTCCAACATAATCAACTCTAGAAATATCCTTAATTTGTGCTACTGCTGGAACTCCAAGATATGGATTGAGAGTGACATCTGTTGGATAATCAAATCCATCTTTAACTCTTTCCAATAGATCAATTTTTCCTAAATTATTCGAATCTGCTCTTAAAATAGAATTTGTTCCAATTCCAGATGTTATTGAAGTTATTTTTGGAAGTTTTTTATATCCTTTTCCAGATGCATTTATTTTTATTTTTGAAATTGGACCTTTTGCGTTTAAAGAGTCTGTATCATAAAATATTGAAGTTATCCCAGAAGTAGATGTGTATGATGTAGTTTCTGGTTTTTTTGTTAAATCAAATTTGAATGAAGTACTTCCAATTCCAATTATTGAATACTCTTTATTATAAACACTCTTATTTAATTTTATTTGATTTGAATTTAATACTTCAGAATCAGAAGAAATTTGCTTTTGATTATTTGATGCAAAATCTTTTGCAATAAAATTATAATATATTTGATTTGGATAACTTATTGTTTGTGTTGTTAATATAAGATTATCATAATTATATGTTTCTAATTCTTTTGTAAAATTCCTATCACTATAGAGAACTAGTTGCATATTATTCAGACTTGAATCTGAAGTATCAAAATTGATAGCGTTTCCTTGAGTTGCGTTTATTTGTGGATTTATTTTTGCAAAATAATGGGTTCCTACACCAGAAGATGTTAATAATACAGTTGAAATTCCAACATTTGCATCATATCCAAAATTACACAAACTAATATTGTCTGGATTTTCTTTTAAAATAAAATATATTGAATTATCACTCAATCCACCAACAGGAGAATTTCCATCTGAATAATATACAACCTTATCTCCAGTAACAAAAGAATTGTTTGGAATATTTACAGTTGAATTTGAAGTACTAATTCCAGTAGAAGAGTCAAATGCAATTTTTTCTGTTGTTATTTTTCTTATAATAGGATCATATCTAAAAGTAATCGTTTCATTTTTATTTGGGAAAAGATTGAATATTACTTTATCACCAGTAGTTAATTCATGAGTTTGTGCAGTCGAAACATTTACAGAATAGTTTTCAACTCTTCCTTGAATTAAACTATAATTTGTTGTCAATGAATGAGAATATCCAACGTTATAATTACCTCCAAAATACAATGAATTTAATTGTGTTCCAATTCCAGATGAAGTAGTGAATCCTAATGTAGATAATCCAACAAAATCAACTCCAAAATTCAATGCATAAACAGTTTGTCCATCTTGAAGTCTAAATGTTGTCCCTGTCCCAGTATTTGAAACAACAAGACCTTGATTTGATAATCCAGTACTATAAACTAATTGTTGACCAGTATAAAAAGTGTGATTTGGTATATAAATTGATCTTGATGGAACAAATATATTTGTAACACCAATTCCAGAAACAAAATAATTTGTTCCAGAAGTTCCAACACCAACACTATTGGATGGGTTGAAATATATTACATCATTTTTATATGATGATGAAGTTATGTTTTCTTGTATAAAATTAAATTTAGTTGGCAATAAACTTACAGAAGATATACCTGCAGTATGAACTCCAGAAAAACCATCATAACGATTTACAATAAATGATGATTTTTCTGATAAAATATTAGTAATTTTTAATACTTCTGAATCTATTTGAATATAATCATTAATTTCAAATCCAGAAATATCTGTAACTGAAATAAAAGTAGATACACCAGTCAAAGACTGACTTAACAGTGAACTAGTCAATCCAACAGTTTTTTGTTTTACATTAATTATTTTATAACCTTCTAAATTTTTATAATTTGAATTTGATATTGATGATACAAGAACTTGATCTTGATCAAGTAAATTATGTGGTGTTCCAGTTACTCCAAATACTTTATTTGATTTATTGTAAAATACAACATCATTAAAAGTAGATATTCCAACTACAATATTACTTATATCTTTTCCTTTAACTCTTGATACAACTGCCGAAGCACCAGTACCTTCTGTAAATTCATTATTAAAATTTAAATTATCATTAACTTTATAATCATTTCCAGAATCATAAATTGTTATGGAATTTATTCCAGATGATAAAGTTTTTGTGACAATAAAATCTTGTTTGTATTTTTTATCTACGGAATTCAATAAACCATAACTGGATTGATTTGAATTAATAAAATATGGACTAGTATTTCTTACAATATCAATATTTTTAAAATTTATATTTTGATTAAATTGATCATCATAATTTTTTAAAATTGGATTATTTTTAAACTTATTACCAATTACATATGGATAAGTATTTGTGGAAAAATATGCATATGTTCCATTTGGAAATTTTGGTGAGTTAGGTAAATATTTTCCATTATATTCATCCAAATCACCAACTGAGTAAGAATATTGATAATCTTGAACAAAAAATCCATCAACATAATTAGGTGGTCTTAATTGTGGATTAGTTTCTTTTAGTAATTTATAACTGGATTTTACAGGTCTATATGAAGATCCATCCTTTATATTTGACCCGTAAATTGGATTTCCATCATATGCCCAACCAAGTATTGGATAATTGTCTTCTATTCCATCTTTTACCTTTGTCTTCAAACTTGCTGGAGGATAAAAATGAACAAATTTTAAACCCAAATCTTCATTTATGTTTGGTACAATATATCCATCATCATCAGAAAGAGTATTTTTTGCTACTTGATTTATTTTCCATTCATAAACATTGCTTCCAAATAATACCCCTGATCCTCTTCTTTGTAATGTAAGTTGAGTATTATTGTCATATCCAATACCACCATTTAATATTTGTACAGACGATAATTTTCCATTTTGAATAATTGGTATAATATCTGCATATTTTCCATTGCCATTAACATCACTAATAACAATATCTACATCATTTCCATATCCACTTCCATAATTCAATATTTGAACATCAACAATTGTTCCATTTAGTATTGATGGTTTTAAAATTGCTTCTGAAATATTTGAAATTTTAATATCTGGTTTTCTGTGGAAATTGATAATATCCAAACACCCATACCCAACTCCAGAATCTTGAACAAAAACACTTTCGATTGGACCAGTAACAATTGGTTGAAGGACTGGTTGAACCACTGATGTTTGTGCAATTCCAGGAAGTGCTTCAATTTTTATTGTAATTGGAGGGTATGAAAAAGTATGAGAATCGGTGATACTTGTAATTCCTGTAAGATTTACATATCTTTTATTAATATAATTTGAATCTGTAAATAAAGTTCCAATTCCAGCATCAGAAAGTTTGAAATTATTTTCATCAATGACAGTTACAAAATATTGAGTTGTAGTAGATAAACCACCAATAGGATTATTTGTATATGAATATATTATTATGTCTTTATTATTAAAATTATGTCCATTTGCAGTAATATAATTATCGTAAGTATTAATTCCAGAAGAGATTGTAATGGATTTATTTGAATACCCAGATCCAGAATTTTTTACATATACTTTATTAATTGTATTCTTGGAATTTAAAGTTTTGAATGAATGAATACCAGAACTAATTCCAACAATATCAATATTATTTGTTTTATTTAATGCATCATTTAAATTTTTATAAAGTTTTATTTGATTACTTGTTACTATTCCGACAAAATAAACTGCATCTGATGATAATGCTGAATCTACATATCCTGCTGTAAATGGATTAGTATCACGATATGTTATACTATTATTTCCATTTGAACTATAAATTACCTGTTCACCATCATTAAAATTGTGATTTCCAGTAAAAGTAATAATATCAGTGCTAAAATTTACTCCAACAGAATCACCTTTAAATGGTGATATGATTCTTGCTTTTACTAAATTTGGTTCAAGAACAGCACCAGATCCATTTCCACCTTCAATTGTAATTTTTGGTTTTGTTTGATAACCAATTCCAGGAGAACTGATTTTGATTTCTTGTACACTTCCAGAAATATTAGGAGTTACAATTGCTCCTGTTCCAGTATCATCGGAAACAACAAGTGTTGGAGGATTGATCGCATCATATCCAGATCCACCTTTTTCTACAAAAACACTATCAAGTTTTCCATAATAAATGCTTTCATTTAAAACGGTAGGTGAATACAATTCAACACCATTAATTAAAATTCCGATTGCACGATTTGTTGTTGATTTGTCTTGATTGTAATCAAAAATATTTTCTTTTTGTTTTAGATTGAATTTTTTAAGTAATTTTTGATGATTTAATTGTTTTCTATCATTTGTGTTGCTATTGTAATAACCTTCTTTTATAATATAATCTGCCGATGAAGAAATTCCAGAAATATAACTTCCTTTGTATAAATCACTTTGATTAAATGATAGATAAAATTGATTTGAATTAATTCTTTTAATAAAATAATAACTACTTGAAATTCCAGAACCAGGTGAAGAAATATAACGTATTTTCTCACCTGTTTGTAAATTATGAGTAGTTGTTGTAAATATACTTCCTACACCTGCCTGAACATTATATTGATCAATTTGTGAAGTAATAGGATAGTTTGGAATACCACTAGATGCGACAAAGAAATTATTAAAATCATAATCAGAATAAGTATTTTGTACTCCTGCTGGCAAAATACTTATTTCAGAAAAATTAGAACTAGATCCTTTTTGAATTGTTTTGGTTAATACATTTTTATTTGATATGTTCGTATTTGTCTTAACCCTTACTTCTTTGGAAGAAAAATTATAATCAGTTACTTGTATACTAATTGGAATATCATTTATGTCATTTGTATTTGTGAATACTACTGTTTCTCCAATAATAAATTTTACATCATCATAGGTATTAAATACATATTCATCTAGAGATCCAGTAATTTTTTCTTTAAATGAAATATCATGAGATGTTGGAATATTATAAATCCAACTATTTAATTGTACATTATCATTTAAATCTGTTCCAAACGTCAATAGAGATATTTTATCACCAACTCTTATCTTTTTGGTTTTTGAATAATCAATATCACTAATAATATTAATTAATCTAAATTCAATTAGTGATCCATCATCAAGATGAGAATATAATAAATTCTTTTCTAAAACAACATCATTGTATTGTAAATTTGAAGTTAATCCAGTTACACCAAGAAATTGATTTGTTGTTTTATCTGAATATTGGATTTCAATAGGATTTGATAATTCCGTTGGATAAACAGTAAGGATAGAAGTTGTAAATCCAATTGTAGAATCTACTAAAATCGAACTAGAACCAGCAGAAACTGATTCAGATACATTAGTTTTTTTAGTTACATTGAAATTTAAAATAAATGAAGTATCATCAAGAGAAATTTCATATAAATTTTTTCCTTGCAAAGGACGATATTCTACATTATAAATTGCTGCACTTGCTGTTCCGACTCCAAAAATAGTTTGGAATAAACTTTTTCCTCGTAACTCTACTGGATCTCCACCACTTACTTTTTCTACTAAAATATTTTTAGTGACAAAACTTTTGATGTCAGATGGTCTAAGTAAATAATCTTTTGGTTTAATTACATCAATTTCATTACCAAAAAGAACACGAAACAGAATTTTGAAAGAAGCATCTGTTCCTTTTGAAATATAAAAATCTTTTGCTCTACTTAAAATTGTTTGTAAGTTTATGCCAGAATAAAATTCTCTACCTTCAAATCCTGGTAAAAATTGAGTTTTAAATTTTTCAAATATTTTTTCAAAAAAGATTAAACTTAAATTATTAACAGTAGAGTTTTCAGCATGTTCTGCTGCATTTGTTGAAGTAAAATTTAAAAATTCAACATTATTTGATTGCGAAAGACTATCAACTCCACTAAATCCACGAATACAACCAGTGAAAGAAGTTGAAGTTTTTCCTGTATATGTAATGATTTCATCATTAATTTTTAATAATCCATATTTACTTGGAAACCCATTTGTATGATTTACATTGATCGTATCATCAAATGCAAGAATATTCGATAATACAATACAAGGAACTTTTGTAGTATAGAAAGTTTCATCATTGAAATTCTCTATACTTTTGTACTTGTTTAAATTGTTTGATAAATCTACAATTCCTGTTTGATATTCTTGAGAAATATAATATTGCTGCAAGAATTCCTTAAATAACGGATAATCTTCATTTAAAAACTCTGGAATTTGAGATTCAACCAAAGATTGAATTTTTACTGATTTGATTTCCGTCATCTTATCTTGTATAATATCCGTTTACGTAACTTGAAGAAACTGCGTATTGAGTTCCTGAAACATTTTGACCAGAAGAAAGTGTGTCCTCTATCATATTTACTACTATGTTAGGAATATTTAGTTCCAAATAAATGTCCTTCACTGAGATTACATCATTAGATTCTGGCAATGCTTCGATCTGAATTCCCTCCGCATTTTTTGATGAAGTAATTATAACAGGATTTAATCTAATTTCTCCTCTTTTATAATTAACTGTTCCCGCATTGGTATCTGTAATTACGGGAATGTTATTAACAAGTTTGAAATATATTATTGTTCCCCTTTCATTATCAATGGGTTTATCAGTTAGATATAAGGTATCAGCAACATCCTTAATTGTAAATCCAGAAGATCTTATATTATATCCAAATCCATTATCTGATGTTTTCTTTAAGTGGAAACTATTTCCATAACATATTTCATAATTAGCAAGTACATTTAATTGTGGTTGGAGATCTCTTCTAATTTTAATAGTTGTAATGTTTGATGTGATGGCATTACTTGTATTATCAATCAAAGATACCAATTTACTATATTTAAATCTTCCTCCAAAATTATTTACTTCTGATGATGCCGCATAAGTTTTAATTGTGTTATAAACTTTTGATTGCAAATCAAGAACATTTGAAACCATAGATTTGTTATAATATACATTGATTTGAGATTCAATATACAAATATTTCAAATCAATTATTTCTTGTTCAATTCCAGCAATAGTATATTGCTTTAATTGTTTTTTAATATCTTGCTTTGTAATTTGTGATAAAAATGAACCATTTCTTGGTTTAATCGATATTAAAACTTTACCATATTGTGGAGGATCAAGTTCATCTCCTCCATATGCATTTACTGATTCTACATTTGGAAAAAGATAAGTAATCAATCCTTTATAATCATTTGCAGTTACTGCTCTGTACTGTGAAGAATATACTCTTGGACCTAGATACTTAACTGATTCAGTCGATTCAATCTCATCTCCATTTTGTGAAGATTGTATAGTAGTTAATAATGAAATACCACTTGTAATTGGAGATCCATTATTATCTACTAATATACCAGAAAATGTAAAATTAGAAGCACCATTTGCACTACTACCATTAGTAACAATATAGGTAATAAACAAACTACTTCCACTGATTGGTTTTTTTCCTAAAATATTATCTCCAAATAAAATTTCATATTTTTCATCTGCTACTTCTTGAAGTAAAAATATTTTACTATTTGAATCTACATTAAAAATATTTGAATACTGTTTATATTCTTCTGTAACATCAGTATGAACAAAAGTTCTAATTGTTGATGTATCAACATTTGGATTTGGAATTATAAATCTTTGATTTGGTTGAGATGAATCAACTACAAATGTTTTTGTTAAATATGATCCTTCATAAATTACAACGTCATTAAAAGTTGCAATTCCACTATCATCTACATTTATTGTAATATCTTCTGGTATTGAAAATATATAATTTCCATTCTGTGCGGCACCAAGAGCAACAATTCCAGACTTCAAAGTAACAGTTCTTGATTTTAATGTTGATACATTTGCACTAAAACTAACTTTTGCTGTTGATGCTTTTTTTGATCTTGGTACATATCCAATATTTCTTGCAAGAGAAACTACATTCTCTCTTAAAGTAGCTGAATCTATAAAAGATTCATTTACCGCCATATTTGTATTAAAAGAATTAATATAAGAATTATATGCTAATAGATCAATTAACGTGGAAAAGTTAGATCCCTCAAAATCAAAATCCGTAAAATTACTATTCGATCTCAGATAATCTTTAATCTGAGATCGAAGAGAATTAAAATCTAAATTTGTAAATTGATTAAAAGCCATTATACTCTAGTTGGTTGTAGTAAAAACTCTATATTTTGAACTGGAAAAGGCAAACCAACAATATTATATGAAATTCTTACATTTAAATCATTTGTATCATCTGGAGCATCAACATAAACAGAATTTAATGTGATTCTTGGTTCAAAGTTATTTAATACATTCTGTATTTCTTCTTGAATTAATGTAGATGTTTCATTCCCCTGTAGTTCAAAAAGTGATTTTTGAACAGATGTCCCCAACAAACTATTAAAAAATCTCTCACCAATCTGAGTTCTAACTAGATTGATAACAGACTTTTTAATTGCATCTTCATTTTTTAAAATTGTCACATCATTTGTGATTGGATTTCTAGCAAAAGACAAACTAATATCTTTAAATGCTCTAGAAATTTGAAGGGCCATCAAATGTTTGAAATACTTACTATATCTATAATAGTTCTCAAATCATTTTTCCGTAGACTGGTTCTGTTCCATACTCCCAATCATCATAATCTTCATCATTGCGAATGATTTCATGCAACTCAGTTTGTTTTTTTAGATTATGTCTTGGGGCAGTATCATTCATAACTTCTTGAATGACCCTTTCTTTTTGAATTGGTTGATAATCTGTAATTAAACGAGAGGTTCCCCACATCTCTCTCATATAATTTTGATCTCGATCTGTTGGTAAATTTGACATTTTAGCTCCTGTTTTAAAAATTAAAACAGAACTTTTATAAAGGAGGTTGCTATCTCCTTACTTCTATTTAACGATCCAGATGACGAAGTTTATAATTATCCGAATTTAAATGTTTTAATAGTTCCAATGCAATTAATTTTGGATTTCCTGCTCCACAAGTATAAGCATCTATTGCAATACAACCTTTTTCTGGCCATGTATGACAAGAAACATGACTTTCTTCCAATGCAATCACAATTGTAACTCCTTGAGGTTGAAAACAGTACTGAAAAATATTTAAAATTGTCATTCCAGCACGTTGAATACCACGTTCCATGACCTCCTGAAGGGTAATTCCATCATTTAGAAGGTCATGGTTTACGTCATAGACCTCCAAAAGAAGGTGATTGCCCATCGAAAACTGTTCCAATTCTTATCTCTCGCAGTAGTTTATTTATTTTTACTTAAATCTTCTATATTTACACGATTAAAGGTATAATTTTTTTGAATTCGAATCTCTGGATTTGCAAAAGTCCAGCATTCTCCACTTTCATCAAGAAAAACAACCCATTCTAAATGGTGTTCTTGTGATCTATCAATTAAAAAAAATGCCCAACCATTACCTTTTGGTGTAATGACTGGGATTGTAGGATTTAACTGAATCATTTTTTCTTTCTAGCATTCGATGCTTTCTTTTGAGCACTACTACGACATTGACCAGTTGCTTTTCTTTTATCTCCGTTACCAAAAGTAGGATTCTTTTTTGGTTTTTTTGATTCAGCCATTATCGTCCTTGACCTCGATAAGGTTTTCTTGCATTATTACGACTTGTTCTTGCGTATTTAGTATTCTTTCCATCACCTTGACGAGTATTCTTTGGAGTACTCTCAACCTTTATTTCTTTTTTTGATACTGCCATTTTAATTATTCTCCAATTAGGTTCAAAAGACGGTTTTTTAACGGATTTTATAAAGGGTTTTAAGAGTTTATAAAAATTATAAATCTATAAACTTTCTCAAAGGTCACAAAAAGACCCTACAAGACCTTTTCAAATCTCATAGGGTCCATTCTATCATGTAATGACTGAAAACGTCAAGAATGATCTGAGAGACTAGACTCAGATGATTCTAGTCTTTTCATGACCAACACGAATCTTTGGATCACACCAAATCTCAAATCCTGCTTCTTTTGCATCAAGACAGAATGAAACATCCTCTCCACACATATCCTGTACTTCACCAGACTCAAAGACTTGCATCTTTGGTGCAAACCAAGGGTATTCAAGATTCTCAAAGACTCCTTTCTTAATCAGTACCCAACCAAAACCAGTATAATCAACTGTAAACATCTTACGACGTTTGCTCATTGTCTCTAAGGTTTCATGATTCATCACTCCACCATTGCCTCTGAAATCTTCTTCTTCCAACCAATGTGCAACTGAAGTAGTCATTCCATCTTCTGTGCAATACCACCCTGCTGCAATCTCTTTATCCATACCTACAAGACGATAAAACTTCTCAGTATCAAATACAATATCACTATCAATCCATAACTGATAATCATAATGAAGTTTTCCATCCCAAGGTACTTGCTTTGGACCACGTAATACATTTGCTCCAAGTACTTTGCAACGTGCAAAGTTTACCATGGAAGAATAATCCTGTGAAATTTGAATACTTGCACCATTTTGGACAAGATCAAAACATAACTGAACAAAGTTCTTCAAGAAGATATATGATACTCCTCGACCTGGAAGACAAAATACAATCGACTTACCTCGAATTGCTTCCTTTGCTGCTTCCAAATTAAAGTCATCTTCACTAGATGTACTCTTTGGTGCTGCTGCTTTTACTGTAAAACCTTTTGCCATAAAATTTTGAATAGTAACGTTTACATTCTACCACCGCAAATCAAATCTTGCAAGGTGGTTCTGACTTATTTAGAACTACTTGAATATCCTCATCATTTCCCCCAGATGTCCATACAAGTCCTCTAATCATTTTTAGATTCTCCTGTAATTCACTCTGCGGCACTTGCTTTAATATTTCATTCCCTTTGACTGAAATATTATACGTATTCATCTTCCTCTATCTTTCGAAGAAGATCTTCCAATTCTTCTTTCAATGAATTATTGATTACTAATATTTTATCAGTATCCAATCTATGCTGAATTGTTTCTAATAACAAATCTTTCTCATAATCGTCAATCTCTAATCTCATATACTCTCCAAGTTTATTTCTTTTTATATAGCAAAATCAACTTTTTTATCAAAAAATTTTTCCCGAAATTTTTTTTATTTGACGTGTAATTGTTCTCTCGTTTTCAAAGTTTTGTAGGTTACAGGGACCCTTAAAATTAGCTTTGAGGGGGGCATCGGTTTAGTATAAGAATTAAACAATAATCGTATATAACTGTCATTTTAACTGTTTTATAAGAATAACGAACTATACCCAGGGTATGAGATAACGAAGGGGCACGATATAAGTGCTTATACAACACTGTCTGATTGTAATACGAAACTATACCCAGGGTCTGCTATCACGAACAGAGGGTATAAGTTACTGTCAAGAACTGCCCATAACGAATAGTATACCACAGAGTGATTAGAATAGCAAACTATACCCAGGGTATGACGAATTGCTTATGTCTTTTCATACTTTATACAACATCTTGGTTTGATTTGTTCTTGTAACTGTGCCTCACAATCAATATCAGCAAACACTGAGAATACAAAGTTCTCTATACCAAACTCTGCCATATGATAGTGTATACTTTGCACCACGAACTTTTCGTTTGATTTGCCAATAGAACGAACACACGATTTATGAACTTTCCATCTATGTTCGGGGTTTATACTTTTCCCTACATAAACAATTTCATTAGTAACGATGTTTGTTATAGTATAAGTATAAACTGTTCTCAACAGTTTCTCCACAGTTTTCCCCCAGTTTCTCCACAAGTATATAAAGACTTTACAGTCTATTATAACACGAAGCACGAGCATAAGTCAATAATGTGCCAGTTCTTATAGTGTCTACGAGGTCTTGACTTTTTTGAGGTCTTGTGTTATAATGCGGGCTTAGACGACTATAAAGACGTACATTTATTGAAGCATTAACACATAAGAACAAGCATTATAGTATAATAACATACATTCACATAACATTAACATTATGTTTTTTAATACATTTAATTTAATTATAAAATATAACGTAATTATGTTTTAATTGATAATTTAGACTTATGAGTATAAAGAAATTAGTTCATTACGAATGTCTAGGACTTCATATTCATCATCACATGCGTCTAAATCTACTGGTGCAAATTCATTGAGATTAACTGAACCATCAGTGTAGATAGGAGC